ATGAAAAATCTAAATTTCGGATGCAGACGCTCCGACTTCCTTGTGACCAGCTCAAAAGATGACTGGTTCATTCAATGTCGTTTCTACGAAGAGGGGCAGGATAAGCCTTTTACTTATCGAAGAAAGCTTAATCGTTTCAAATCGGAAAAGGAACGGAAAGCAATTGAGAAAAGCCTTCTGCAACAAATGACCGAACTTCTTGACGAGAAAGATTACAATCCCAGAACAAAACAATTTATGTTTCAGGAAGGGCAGATAAATCAATATTCAAATATAGCTGAAGCACTTCGGCAAACTCTCAAAAACAAAGAATTTACTCCTGAACATAAAATGAATGTTGAATTACATTTAGGTAGATTTCTTGAGGCGTTGACAAACTTAGATCTTGGATATTTAAAGATTAAAGATATCGAGCTTATTCACGTTAAACAAACTCTAGAATCTTTGAAATTATCCAATTACACTTTTAATAAATTCAAAGTTCATCTCTCGTCTTTGTTTACTGACTTGGTAGATGAAGGTTATATCAAGGTAAATCCATGTACTGGAATCAAGACCAAAAAACACATTGTAGAGAGAAAAGAAATTTTCACTAATGAAGAACTGCAGCAGATCGAAAAGCACATCAAAAAAAACTATCCTCATTTTTACAATTTCTTTCAAATATTCTATCTATCCGGCTGTAGGGTTCCGGAGCTTTTAGGTTTAAAAAAATCAGATATTAATTTAGAAAAATCGGAGTTCACAATCACTTTAAAAAAAGGGCAATTATATGTTAGAGAAAAAAGAGCGATAATTCCAAATGCCTTACCATTTTGGCAGGATCAAATGGAAAATGCTCTCTTTGATGATGATTACATTTTTTCATTCTTCTACCAACCCGGCGAAGATATAATGCACAGAACTTATGTTTATAAATTCTGGACTAAAAAAATAATGAAAGAAATAGGAATAGATAAAGGCATTTACATTCTCAAACATACTTTTCTCGATAAAGTGGAGGAAGCTCATTACAGCGCACAAATAATGGCTGGCCATCGTGATGACCGGACAACTTCAATCTACACCGTAGGACGTGAAAAAAGAAGATTGGAAGCTCAGAAGCAAATCCAAATCAAAGCATTTTAAAATTGAGGGACTTTAAGTAGTCCCTTATTTCTTTCTTATTCCTAACCATTCACCAGAGCCAGTGTATAAATGATCTAATTTTTCGCTAACATTTATTAACTCGAAAATTTCACAATTTAATTTATTAGCGATTTTAAATAATTTATCAAGAGGGATACCGTGTGTTTCATTCAGATAATTATTCATCATCTGGGGACTGCATTCCGCAAATTCTGCAATTTCACTGATTTTTATATTTTTCTGCCCTGCTATCTCTCTAATTCTTAAATTTTTCATTTTAAATATTTGAGCCAAAATTAAAACAAATACCCGATAAAACAAAGATAAAAATCTAATATATTATAAATATCTATTTTTTTATTTTATTGACAAATAATTTGGTGCTATAAATCAATATATTATAAATTGCTATTTTAATAAAAGTGTTAAAATTTAAAATAAATTAGAAAATACTTGTTTTGCATTAAAATTAATTAGATATTTGCAGTATAAAATTAAAACAACATTATGAACACTACAGTAATCAACCACAGCGCAAGAACAATCACTACTTACGAAGTTACACCTGAGGTAGTAGAAAGCGTAAAAGATCTTTTCTCAATGTTTCATTCAGATGTTGAGCCAGTTTATTCTTTAGGCTTTCAGAGATATTTAGAATTAAGCAGAGCGAAGTATAAAAGAGTTAGCCAAGCGATGTTGATTAGTGGTGTTCACGTAAACGATTTAATGAGCGTTTTAAAAGCGAAACTTGAAACAATGACTGACGCAGAATTTAAAGCGTTCAAAAAAGCAAAATAAAATGAAAGTCAAAGAATTCATTCAAATGACCAACACTCACATAATTTTAGATGCAGTTTGTGAGTGTTGTAAAAAAGTCGAAAGATTAAGATTAAAAATAGGTGAAGAAATGCCAAAGTGTTCTAATTGTAAAATCTAAATTAAAATGAAATTAACCAAAAACATAAACAGAGAATCGATAGTTCTAATACGAACGACTTTAAATCGTCTAAAATTATTGAATAAATTTGAATTAAGTTTTTGACTTCGTTGTTAAGAATAAATTATTCAACATTAAAGGTTTCACCAAAGCAGTATTCAATTTTCACCAATTTATACGATAGATATCGCAGGTTAGATATTTATGAGCGATACATCGATTGGTTCAGATTAAATGGATTTATTTTAGATGATTATGAAACCGCGTATTTAGAAACTTACAAAGGTGAATTTGAGAAAACAGAAGCTTTTATAAGATTTCAAAAACAGACAATCAACAAACCCAAATAAAAAAAATATGAGCAGATTAAACATAGTCAACAAAGCGTATAAAAACGCTATTTCAGAAGGTAAAACGAAATCAGAAGCGAAAGAGGCTAAAAAGCAAGCCGAAAGCGATTATTGGTCAAAAAGAAATTCGAGAGAATTTAAAAATAATCTACCAAAAAATAACAGTTCACCTAAAGCCTATGATTTTGATGATGAATTAAATGGCAACGGTATAGGTTGGCATACAGCAGAAGATTTATAAACCTCTTTTTAACCTCTAATAAATAATAAAGATCATGAAAATAGACCCAGCAATAACATTTCTTAAAGAAGAAATACAAAGATGTGATAAGGTTATATCTACTTCTAATGATTATTTTGATGTATGGTATGCTAAAATTCAAAAAAATATAGCAGAAAAATTATTAATAAAATATTCAGCGGGGTAACACCCGCTTTTGGTGGTAAAAGCAAAAACCTATGAATGCATCAGAAACAGCCTTAGAATTATTTATTGCACATGAATTATATTGTGTTAATTACACGGTAGAAAATGCATTAATTTACGTTGAAAGAATGATTAGAGATAAAGAAAATAAAGATTTTTGGCAAGAGGTTAAAGTTGAACTTTTAAAAATGAAAATATGAAAACGCAAAATATTTCTTTCAGAAAAACAGTAATGCTAAGAGCATATCACATAATGTCAGTAACAGGTAAAGATTGGTCAGAAAGCCTTAAGAAAGCCTGGCAATTGTACCGAATCAATAAAGAGATGCACCAGGGTGATGTGACGTTTTATTTCGAGAAAAAAGACGGTTCTATCAGAAAGGCTATAGGTACGTTGAAAATCGATTACGAATTCAAAACTCAAAGTCAGCCGAGCATTTCTACTTTCACTTATTTCGATATCGAGGCAGGTGCATTCAGATGTTTTAAAATCGAGAATTTCATCATGGTTGAGCAAACCAAAACCCCAGAAATAAAAGCGGTTGAAGTTTTGAAGAAATCACCTGCTAAACTTATTAGAAAAAGAATTAAATTTATAAAAGCTAAATAATTATGATTACTATCGAAAAAGAAAAATCGAGGTCTCAATACCAGAATTTAAAGAAGAAGTAAAAGAACTTTGCCGACTGCTAAAAAGAAACAGTCGTAACACGATAGGTATAGGCGAAAAGACTTTAAATAGCCACTTTAAAACAAAATTAACTGTAACCGACTTCTATATTTTAACAGAGCAATTAGAATATAGATTATACTCTACAACCAAAGGTAAATATTGGTCTATTGAAGATATTTTAAAAGAAGATTAACCATGAGAAGCACTGCCCAACGTCACCGAACAAAAGTATCAAGACCAGCAAAGACAATTGCTAAAAGTTCAGATCTTGAAACAAAACCTCTTTACCTGCCTATACAGAAAGTCTATTTTGATCAAATAGAATCTGGCATAAAGAAAATTGAATATCGAGACGATACGCCACACTACCGCTCAAGATTCATAAATAAAAATGGTGAACTGCGAAATCACAAAGTATTATTACTTCAAGAGGGCTATCATGATGATGCAAGACGTATGTTAGTCGAAATCGTAGATATTCAGCACAAGCAGCAATTTGAAACACATTTAGGTCGAATTATCGAGAGAATAAACTTTTAAGCTTTACCAAAATATTAAAATTCAACCACTCTATTTTTTAGGGTGGTTTTTTTGTGGTTTAAAAATGATATTGTTTAAAGTAATGCTTTATGTTTTATATTTTAAGTTGCAATAAATCAAAGTAGTAAATATATTTGCGTGTAATGGTAACGGCTGAATTAAAAATCAAGTATAAAGGTCGAAGTATTGAATGGCTTGAAGATAAGCTGCAAGATCTGGTAAACGCTAAAGTAAGAAGGCGTGACAGTGTAAATGGCTTTTTTATCTGCATTTCGTGTGATGAACTAAAGTCGATCAATCAGATGAATGCGGGCCATTATTACCCGAAAGAACCAAGGCAGTATAGATCGGTCAAATTTGATTTAGATAATATTCATGGCCAGTGCGTAAGATGTAACAAGTATTTAAGTGCCAATTTGATACCGTACCGGGCCAATCTTCTGCTAAAAATCGGTGAACAAAGATTGATTCAGTTAGAGCAAAAAGCAGCCTTAAATGGCTTTAGATACAGTCGAGAATTTTTAATTGAGCAAATAGAAAAACTAAAGTATGAAAAACACTAAAGAATTATACTTAATTCTAACTAAAAAGTGGTTTCTCGAAATCCTGACAGGAGTTAAGAAAGAAGAGTATCGCAGTTTCACAGAATATTATGTTGAGCGCCTTGGCGAACTAGATAAAGATGGCGAGCTGATCGATACCCGTAAATACGAAACAATCAAATTTCAATTAGGATATAGGAAAAATGCTCCGCAAATGATTGTTGAGTGTAAAGATGTGTTGATTGAAGTTGATGAAGGCGTGGAAGAAGAATTAAATGAACAGAATTCCAATTTCGTAATTGTATTGGGTGAAATTCTCGAAAAAATAAATTGTGAAAGTCTCAATGTTTAACCCTAAAACCAATTGCAATGGCAGAGAATAACAGTTCAAGAGCAAGAGCAGGAAGAGCTGTCGGAAGAAGTTTCGCAAGAGTTCGTCCAACAGTGATTAGACGTAGAGGATAATGGATTTATCAGCTACTTTAAACAGTATCAAAACCCTATCAGCAAAAGTTGATAGGGTGATACTCTTTCATTCCGGAGCAGGAAAGGATAGTATTTGCCTTTTGAATATGATGGCACCACATTTTAAAGAAATAGTTTGTGTTTTCATGTACATCGTTAAGGATCTGGAACACATTAATCGGTATATTCTATGGGCAGAAAAGAAATATCCTAACTGCCGATTCATTCAAACTCCACACTACGCCTATTACAACAATAAGAAATACGGTATAAACGGTACTGAACAAATTGGATATTCAGAATGGAATCTTTCAAAAATCAATGATAAAGTAAAAGAGCAAACCGAAATTGAATGGTCGGTTATGGGATTCAAAAAAAATGATTCTCTTAATCGCAGGCTAATGCTTAATTCATATCCGGATTCTATGACAAGCGAGGCGGGCCAAAAACTTTATCCTTTGGCTGATTGGTCAAATAAAGAAGTTTTACAATACATCCGTAAGAATCGCTTATTAGAACCTTTGAAGTACGGGAACACTGGAAATACAAGAAGTCAAGGTTGCGACATTAATGACATTTCATTTCTTCTTTGGTGTAGAAACTATTATCCAGGTGATCTAAAAAAGATTATAGAAGAGTTCCCCGATACAGAACGTAAATTATTTGAGTACGATCATTCACAAAAACAACAATTGCATGCAGAACAAGATTAAACAGAGCGAAACCATCACATTAAAACGATCTGAGATAACTCCGGCCGATTACAATCCTCGTACAATTACAGATGAAGCCAGAAAATCCCTAAAGAAAAACATAAAAGAGAATGGAATCATTGGAGGAATGGTCTGGAATAAGCAAACTGGAAACCTTGTATCTGGACATCAGAAATTGAGTATTGCTGATGAAGTGAATAAATACGAGGCAGGGAATGATTATGACATCAAAGTAGAGGTTGTTGATGTGGACCTGAAGAAAGAGAAGGAATTAAATATTTTCTTCAATTCAAAAGCTGTCCAGGGTGAAATGGATTATAAGAAGCTCGCACAGATTTATCCGGATATTGATTCAGCACTTGCGGGACTTGATGAAGTGGATGTATCCATGATCGAAATAGAGATGCCAAATACGGACAATATCGAAATCCCTTCGTTTGAACCACAGGAAGAAAAGAAAATCAACGCAGAATATGAGAAGAGCATCACGCAAGAGCTTTCAAATGCTGTAAATCATCCAGAAGCCGGTATTTCTGAAATGGAGCGTAAGGATGCCAAAGAAATGAGTGATGAAGAAAAGAAAGCGCACGTAAAGGCAATCAAAGAGAAAGTAAAAGAAGGAGCAATGATGGATGGTGAACCTTACTTCACGGTGAGCTTTTCTGATTACGATGCAAAAGTTCAATTTCTGGAATACCTAGGATTCAATCCGGAGGACAAATTCATCAAAGGAGAAGAACTGGCCGAAAAAATAGATGAAACCTATGCGAGTTGACACCACAAAGAGCCCATGCAGTAAGTTCATGTATACTAATGAGCGAGAGGCAAAGGATATCATCACAAAATGCAAATCTGCCAGCAGCAGAAGTAAGATACCAAAGAGAGTCTATTACTGCAAAGAATGTCACGGATGGCATGTAACAAGTCAAAAGAATAAATCAAAATTTCAATAAAGTGAAAACCTGCTCTAAATGTAACAAAGAGAAAGATTTTACGGAATTCCAAAAGCATTCCAGTTCTCGTGATGGGTGTAGGGCAAAATGTAAAGTATGTTCAAAGGAAGATTCAGAGAAAACAGGACGTAAAACAAAGTATGATATTAAAGTTCACCCTAAGCAAGTTTTAAAATATTCTTTATTAGGTTTAACAGATTCACAGATGGCAGGATCTTTTGATATTTCAGAAGCAACTTTCAATAATTGGAAGAAACATCATCCGGAGTTTTTAGAGTCCATGTTGGCTGGAAAAATCGAAGCTGATGCGAATGTAGCATCTACACTCTATAAAAGAGCGTTAGGACATTTGCAGAAAAGAAAAGTAGCTTTTAAGGTGAGACAAATTGACGATAAAACAGGAAAGTTATATGATGCGGTTGAAGTGGTAGAAGTTGAAGATTATTATCCACCGTCTGACCAGGCAATTAATTTATGGTTAGGAAATCGTCAAAGAAAGAAATGGGGAAGTAAGAGCGAAATCGAACATTCAGGTGAATTGAAAGGTAAAACAACAATTGTATTCTCAAAAGGTGCGAAAGGAAAAGACTGAGGAAGAGGTATTGACACTTTCGGATAAATATGAACCTTTATTCGAGTGGTTGGATTGTCCAAAATTCCTTGATGAAAAAAAGACAATTCCAAATCCTTTGTATCATGTCAATACTGTTGTGATTACTGGTGGTAGGTATTCTCAGAAGTCATTTGGTATAGGAACATTTTCCGGTATTGCTGCAAAAGATTATGAACATAGGATACTCTATACCAGATATACATTAACCTCAGCGAAAGATTCGATCATTCCTGAGTTTGAAGAGAAATTGGGTCTTTTGAATTGTGCTGATGAATTTCGAGTTACAAAAGACAGTATAAAAGGTGTTTATAATAAAAGTAAGATTGTTTTCAAAGGAATAAAGACAGGTTCTGGAAATCAAACCGCTTCTTTAAAATCCCTGAAGAATTTCTCAATCTTTATCCTTGATGAAGCAGAAGAAATGCCGGACTTCACAACATGGGATAAGATTAAGAAATCCATGAGAGCGTTAGATGTGCGAAATCTTTCTATTCTCTCATTAAACCCGGCGACGGAAGAGCATTGGATTCACGAGGAATTATTTGAAGGAAAAGGAGTAGAGTCAGGATTCAATGGAATAGTTGGAAATGTTCTCTACATCCATTCAACATATCGAGATATTGAGCGTGAATTTATATCAGATGATACTTGGCAGGAATATGAAGAGTTAAGACTTATTTACGAAGCGTGGAAAGAAGCATCTCCAAAAGAGAAAGATGCAATGGACCCGAAGCTCATAAAAAAAGCGAAGTATTTTCTTCATACTATTTTAGGTGGATGGTTAAGCAAAGCAGAGGGAGTAATATTTGAAGATTGGGAGACAGGAGAGTTTAGAGATAATGGAAAAGCAATTTTCGGTCAAGATTATGGATTCTCAGTTGATCCAACAACATTGATCAAGGTTTGTATAGAGAAGTCGCTTAAAAAGATTTATCTGAAAGAGTATCTCTACAAACCTAAAATGAAGACCTCAGAAATATACGAGTTTAACAAACTAATTGCAGGAGAAACATTAATAGTAGGAGATAGCGCCGAGCCGAGACTAATCGAAGAGCTACAAGAAAAAGGAAATAATATTATTCCTGCAGAAAAGGGACCAGGTTCGGTAAGTGGAGGAATTGCAAGAATGCTCGATTATACTTTAGTTGTGGATCCAGATAGTAAGAATTTGAAAAAAGAATTAAACAATTACGTGTGGCACGATAAAAAATCAAGCACTCCAATAGATGATTGGAATCACTTAATTGATCCGATTAGATATGTAGTTCTCGAATTAACAGAAGCACCAAATAATAACTTAAGCAAAATAGCTGGAATGATATAATGGACGAAAAATTTAACAACCTCAGCACCATCGGTGAAAAAATCGCATATCTCAAGGATAACGGTTTGGAACTTCCCAATATTGAGCAATTCAATAATGAATGGGATGAGAAAAAGCACCGAATAATGACCGATTTATACAATTATCCTGATCGCATTATTGAGTACGAATACACTGATGAAAATGGCGAAAAAAAAGAGGGTAAACGTATAGAGAAGCTCAATCGTATCCCATTAGCTTATCAAAAAGAAATCGTTTCAATTGCAGTTACGTTTCTTTTCGGAAACCCTGTGAAGTACACGAACAATCTCGAAGACACTGCAATGTATGATGCTTTTCTTAAGGTTACTGATAAGGAGAAGATAATCTTTATTGATCGTGAAATTGCGAAAGCAAACGGAAGATTTACTCAATGCGCTGAATTATGGTACCCAGTTGACGAGCCTAACAATTATTATGGATTTCCTTCTCAGTACAGATTAAAAGTTTCCCTACTTACGCCAGATAAAAACAAAATATATCCATTCTTTGATGATCAAGGAAATCTGATAGCTATTTTAAGAGAGTATGAAAAGCGAGTTAACGGACAAAAGGTCAAACATTACGATATTTTCACTGCTGAAAGGATAGCACAACTTCGTGACCTCGATGGCAAATTTGATTTGATTTCTGATTCCATTAATCCAATTGGCAAGATTCCTTTGGTTTTTTATCAGTTTGAAGATGTGGAATGGTCAAAAGTACAGAAGGCAATCGAGCGACTTGAAGAAATATCAAGTGATGCCGGAGAAGTGAATAAGAAGTTTTCAGCCCCTATCTTAGCATTAAGCGGTAAAGTAACCGGAAGTTTTTCTAAAGACAAAACAGGCAAGGTATTACAATTAACCGGAGATAATTCTAGAGCAGAATTTGTTCAACCACCAAACGCAAGCGAATCACTAGCCAACGAGAAAGAAGATCTGGAAACTATCCTTTACAAGATGACCAATTCAGTGAACATTTCCCCCGAAGCACTTCAAGGCATGGGAAATATGCTCGCCACCGAAAACGCTGCATTTCTCTTTATGCTTCCACACCTCAAAGTAATGGATAAAATGAGCGTTTATATTCCTGCTTTGAAGCGTAGAATGTCAATAGTAAAATCATTCCTGCAGTTAATGAATACATCTTTCAGAAATTCCGATTTAGATGCAGAACCAGTGATTACACCTTACATCATAAACAATGAAGCTAAGTTCTATGAAATGCTTATGACTGTTAACGGAAATCAACCATTATTTAGCCAGAAATCAACAATGGAAAGAGCAGGAGTGAAAGATGTTGAGCAGGAAATGAAAGATATTGATTCTGATTTGGAGAAGAAGATGAGTAATGACTTATTATAAAAACGAAATGAAAAATATTCAACTCTTTAATGAAGACAATTTGGAAGTAATGAAAAGGCTTCCAGATGAAAGTATTGACGTAATATGCATTGATCCGCCTTACTTGTATTTAAAAAATCAGAAACTTGAAAGACCGTTTGATGAATTCAAATTCTTTTCTGAATGTAAAAAGCTTTTGACGAAAAACGGATTTATAGTGATGTTTGGGCGTGGCGAAAGCTTTTATCGTTGGAATACGATTTTGTGTGATTTGAAATTCACTTTTAAAGAAGAAATTATTTGGAATAAATCTCACTGTACAAGCCCTCTAATGAATCTTTCTCGTGTTCATGAAACGATTACTATTTTCTGTAAAGGGAAAGCTGGTATAAATAAAGTTAAAATTCCGTATTTAGAAATGAAGTCACATGATTTAGATTCGGTAATAGGTGACGTGAAAAGAATGAAAAGTATTTTGAAAAACACAAAATCACTTGATGCTGTATTGCAGTTTTTACAGGCAAATAATCATGAATATACCAAAGAAAACGTTAGTAAAGCTAATCTACGAGGATATTCAAAGGAAATGGATAGATGTGCAATAGTTGTCAATAGCATAAGCAACGGTTTAAATGAAAAATCTATAATTCGTACCGACAGATATGATGCTGAAACCTTTACAAAATTTGGAGTTAACTGTGATAAAAGACAAAAAGGAGATCGCTGTGTTGATGTAATTCAAGGTGTAGAATTTGGACTGAATGAAAAATCAATCATAAAAGAAGTAAGAAATCATTACAAAGCAATTCATCCAACAGAAAAACCCGTCCGCCTCATAGAACGTCTTTTAGCCTTAGTAATTCCAAAAGATAAACGACGTGAAGAAACTGTAATCGCTGATTTTTTCGGAGGTTCAATGTCATGCATGGAAGCTGTTCACAATATGGGAATGCGGGGAATTTCAACCGAAATAGACAAAGAATATTTCGATGATGGAAAATTAAGAATCGAAAACCTTCCAGAAAAACAACCAGAATTATTTGATAAAGCTATTTGATGACCCAAGACGAAAAACATATAAAGCGCATTAACAAATACCTCACTTCAATCAATGTCTTGTACGATGATTTAGTGAGGGAAATCGCTTTGCTTGTGGTGAATTTAAAAGTAAGTGAGAAGTTATTCAGATTCAAGGATTACAGTAGGATTACAAAAGCTGTAAGCGAAGCATTAATAACCTACAACAATGGTCTTTTGTCGAAGATTAATATCTACACGGAATATGAATGGGATTTCGCTAATCAGAAAGTCAATGATTTGCTTACCGATAATCTAAATGGTATCAAACCAAAGATTCCTGCCGCCGCCTACGATTCCAAAATGAGAGAAATCTCAAAGCAATCTCAAAACAAAAAAGCACTTGAAGCATTCCAAGAGCGAAAGAACGGCAAATTCACCGTATCTGAAAGAGTTTGGAATATTACCAAGCAAGCAAAAGAAAACCTCGAATTTGCTATTGATGATGCGCTCAAAGAGGGTATGTCTGCCCAAGATTTAGCAAGAAAAGTAAAAGGAAACCTAAATGATCCTGATAAGCTATTCCGAAGAGTAAGAGACAAGCACGGAAATTTAGTTTTGTCGAAAAACGCTCAAGCTTTTCATCCCGGACAAGGTGTTTATCGTTCTGCTCATAAAAATGCTTTACGTTTGGCATCAAATGAAATCAATATGGCTTACAGAAGTGCCGAAATGGAGCGAATCAGAGCAAACAGTGATGTAGTAGGTCAAAAGATTAATCTAAGTCCACAACACAAGGTGTTTGATGTCTGTGACGAATTGCAAGGAACTTACCCGAAAGATTTTAATTGGCTTTTATGGCACACCTCGTGTAAATGCTTCCGAACAATGATTCTCAAATCTCAATCCGAACTCATCACCGAAATAAACAACGGTCAAAACCTATCACCAGAAGCCTCTAAAAATTATGTTGGTGATGTTCCCCAGAATTTCAATAAGTGGGTAAATGATAACAGAGAAATGATTGAAAGAAGGAAATCAAAGCCTTATTTCTTAGAGGAAAATAAAAAGTTTGTGAAGTAATTATTTCTCGCTATAATTGTCTGAGACTGTTTTCCAGATTCTTTTCTTTTCTTCATCATCCAGAGGAATGTCGAAAGATGTTATGTCCATGCCATGATAGGAATTAACATTTTTAATTCTCCATTGGTTCTGAACTTCATTAAAATAAATCATAATATTTTGATTGAAGAAAACCAATTCTCTATCTTCTGAAAAACCAATGGAAGTTAAAAACTCCCTGAGTAGTAAAATTTCATTATCCATATTTCAAATGTATTAAAAATTATGGTAAAAATCCCCGACCTAAGCCGAGGATAAAACTAAACCATGAAAACGTATTTTAACGCTTAATTTTGATGATACAACTTTTACTGTCGTATTTGCCAACTTCATATTCTAAAGAGCTGAAATTCTCACCTAAAAGGTTTTTAATGTAATTTTCCTCTGATTCCTCAAGTCTTGAATATTTATACAACTTGAATTTTACTTGAAAGTCAGATTCGTATTCAAATACTTTTCTTGATAAGCCTTTCACAATTCTATCAATAAAGCTGTTTAGGGTTTTTAAGTGTTGCGGGTAATCAGCAAAAACAACAATTTCGTCTGTTTCTTCGTTAATCTCGTGGCATCCCTCGCAGTAATGCTTTCCTTTTAACTCTCGCCATTCGCTTTCATAAGCGTTTTCAATTACGGAACTTTCATCGTTCCAAAATGAGTGTTCACCATCTTCGTATAACTCGCCACAACGATCACATTTAACACCGTAAAAAATTTCAGTAACTATCATAATTCTTATTTTTAAATTGTTTTTTAGACAGTAAGATGTCGGCTTAAAAAATTGGATTTTGGTGAACTGGTTTTATTTCGGTTTTTGGTTTTTTCTTTTGCTGAAAACCTTCTGGGAGAAATTCACCGTATTCTCTGATAAGATTATACTTTACGATATTATGTAGTTGTTTATTTACATCAAAATCTTTTGCGAGAATATTCCATGCAACGCCTTTAGATAATCCTTTATTAATTCTGGAAGCAACTGTCCAATCTTTAATATTATCCTTTGCTTTGTAAAGCATTTGCTTTAAGTGGTCATTATCCAATTTTTCTGAAAGATATTTTGCGTGACTTTTATCCATAATCTAAATTTTTAGTTTACTCAGACTTCAATTTAATAATTGTATTTTTTGTTTAAATATTCAATATGTGCTTCAATTTCAATTTCTGAGAATTCAGAATCTTTAAGCCGCTGAACATACTCTGATTCATTACAAAAAGGGCAAGGGTCTTCACCACCTTTAGTACAACCGCCTGAATCGCTATCATAGCTGTCTAAGTCCCATAAATAACCATCTGAACAGCTTGCATCAGGATATTTTGCGCCGAAATAAGGAAATTGAGGACACTGTTTTTCTTTTGTATTTTCCATATCGTTTATTTTAGTTCCAATTCCTCAAAAATTAGAGAGTTTTATTTTCTTGTTCTTTTGCCCACCAATCTGCCATTTTTCCCATCTGTTCCCAATGTTCTTTTTCTTCCTGATCGTAGTTTTCCAATCTTACAGAAGCACATTTACCACAGATATAGAAATCAGTTTCAGCAACATCTTCTGGGATGTAATCAATTTTTGCGTAGGTTCCGTGTTCTGGATTATCGCAAAAGTCACACTCATCATCGAACTCGCATAGTTCAAAATGCTTTTCAATTTCTTCTTGAGAAAGTAATCTGCTCATAATAGTATTTCGAATATTAATGTTTTCTCTGGGTTGAATGTTTTTGATTCAGCTTCTTGCCATTCTTTCAAAGCTTCGTAGTATTTATCTTCTCCTTCTTCGTACATCCATCCACTTTCTTCTTCTTGAGAATTCGCCGTATACCATCCATATTTTTCAACAAACGGCTGTTCAATCAGATTTTCACCCCAATAATAACCTTGATTTTCAATCTCGCCAATGAATGTGTTTTCAGCATCTAGAAATTGAAAATTATCAGGACTTTTTACTAGATCTTTCGCTATTTCATCGTTAAATTCGATGCCTTTACAAATCGGTTTAACTTTATGACCGTGATTTGTTATATTAGGATTCCTGAAAGCATTCATTAACGCCCATTCAATTTTTAATTCTGCTTCCGTTTCGTACTCCACAATAAGAAGTCTTTTCTGTAAATTCAATTCTATCTTTTTCATCTTTGTTTTTATTTAAGGGTTTAATAATTCTGAATTCTCGTGAATATTCCCGATTGCTTTAGCGTTTTTTATGAAACTTAGTAGGATAGTTTCTGTTTTGGATGGAGTGGTTGCAACGAAATTTGACCAACGAAACTCTATAAATCGAATTGATTCACCATTCATAATTATATCACCTTCAAAAAGAAAGTCGCCTTCTTTAGTCTCGCCAATTAGTTGACCTACACTTTCAGGAATAACTTCTATAATAACATCAAGCATCACAAAGCCTTCAGGTGATAGTTTTTCATTCAATATGTAGCTTTTATCTCTGATCTTATAGAAGAATCCGTAAATCCAACCTGCACCATCTTTTCTTAATCCACGAAATTTTATATCTCTCATAATTTAATTTTTGTTTGTTAGTAATCTATTTAATTTCCTAAAATCCGTATTAAGGTCAAAATATCTCTTTTTGTGGGATTCTTTAGTTTATGTTCGTTTACTTCACAATATTCTGTAATAGCATCGTTTTCGGCTGTGTACTCAATCGTGTAACAAATTATAATATCTCTGATTTTAAGTTTCCACCATTTGTAATATTCACCACCATCCAATTTGCCTTTGGATTGAAAAGTAAATCCGTTTTCTTTTAACTCGTGCTCGTTCATAATCTATTTAGTTAGTAGTTCAGCGCAATCTTCACAATAGATAAAACTATTCTCGCTGTATTTCATTTCTTCGAATGATAATATCTTTTTGCATTTCTCGCATTGGTCTTGCATTGGCTCTTCTGGTAAAAGATCCCAATGTGTTGGTACGGTTTTTATACCGCTGTCATCACGCCATTGGGCTTTACCTTGAGCATTCGGGTGATAGGTTCGCCATGATGCTGTTGTAGGACTGTAATGTTTCCAATGACATACAATTATTCTTGTGCCGTCTTTTGGTGCTGTGGTAATAGGTTTCCAATTCATGATTTATATTTTTTATAGAGTTTTCGGAATTCAGAAAATCTTACGTTTAATAAATTATATTCGTCTCTAAATTCATTAAAGGTTCTTAATTCATTATAATAAGACCGCTTGCAAGACATTCTAAATTTTATTAATCTTTCAAGCTTATCCATATTGGTTTTAATTTCTTTTGCTCTCAGCCCTTGATATTCTGTTTGAAATAAATTAAATAATTCAGCCACAAAAACTGATGCTCGTAATTTATCATTAGAAAAGAAATTAACAGAAACGCCATTTTCAACAAGAGTGTAGATACGCTGAATATTATAGTTTTTCACAGCGTAATTAAATACTTCAATTGACGTATTTTGAAAGATGTATTTTAAAACATCTAATTGTTTCTCGTTTAAATAAATGGCCAACATTTTCATAATTTATTTTATTAGTTCTGGGTTAGAGTGGAAGACTTTTGCTCAATAATATAATTGTACGCTTGCTCTTTTGCATGGTCAGCAGAAATAGAACTGAAAAAGCTCTTATAACCTCTACCTTCATGTTTCTTTGTGTATGGATTGAAGACCTCAAATGTTATAGGACACACATAAACATAATAATTACAACCGCATGATCTTGTATGGCTAAATCTGCCCGTGTGCTGAATTCTTTGTTCAAATCGCACGGCTTTACAATTCTTTATGAATTGAGATAAAGTAGTATTGTCATTCATGACGCAAAATGATTTAAAATCCATAGTCTGTTTGCTTCGTACTGGTCTTTTCTCAGCTGAGATGGATTGATGTACATAATTAAACATCTGTTATTATACAGAAGAGTTTCTCTTCTGTCATTTCTCTTAGCGAAATTAATAATATGCTTTTCTACAACCATAACATTTTTGTTTTTTGAAATTAAACTTATATGTTTTAAATTCTTTTACAAAATTAAACTTAAATATTTAATTACGCAAATTAAAATTAACTTAATTGTATAATATTTTTGTTAATTGTTAAACTTATGTGTTATATTTGCAGTAGATATAAGAGTATGCTTAGAATACAAGAAGTTTTAAAAGAAAAAAACATTAGCCAAATAGAATTGGCTGAACGAATGAAATTATCAAAGGAAGGATTGAATAAAAAAATCAACGGTAACCCAACTATAAAATCACTACGAACTATTGCAGAAGCTATTGATGTAGATGTAAGAGAATTAATCGAACCAACAAAAGCAGGAGACAACGAAGAGCTTTATATCAAAAGAGACGGCTCATTCATTCCCATTGGTGAAATTCAAAAGTTAAAACCTTAATGACCTCACCAGAATATACCGAATACGAAAAAGCCCCAACTCGTGGGGCATAGATAAAATACATCTCATTTTTTTAAAGTGTTATTTTGAATACTTATTATAGGCTGCTTGCATACTAATATTGTATGGTTCGCGCTTATATTTCCGGGCTATATCCATAAATCCGGAGCCATTGTAGATCTTAGCAATTGTAAACCAGTCTTTATTTTTTATTGCCTGTTTTAGATTCTTGTCAGTATCAATGAATTTCGCAATTTGCCATATCTGATTCTGTAAAGATTCTTTTGCGTGATCCCACATTTCACCCACAGTGGCAAACCCAAGTCTTTTAAAATGGAATCCCATTATCTGTCCTAATCCAATCGATGTACTTTCCATTGCTGCGTTCTCATTCTTTTTAAAAGCATCATTGAAAGCTGGCCACTCTTTGGATTGTACATCCACTTTATTTAGATTCCATAATCCGGAAGGCGCATAAGCTGCTTTCTTTTTGAACCAAGCGGGCTCAAATTGAATCATTATTTTACCCGTGGAAGAATCAAATCCTCTCCCTCCGGTTTCCACCTCAATAAAGGCAAGCATCACCGCTGGGTCAAATCCAAACTCAGATGATACTTTCTTTGTAAGATTTATTATTTCGTTAGTCATTTTTCAAGTATTTTATCAATTATTGATTTTAAACAGAAACCACTCCCGGCTCCTATAAGATAAAGTGTTAAATAGAATGAGACTCTTAACAGGTTTTCTGTCATAGTCGGATTAAATTGTAAGAAAGACCAACTCCAAAACCGGGATAGAATTGATTAGCCGCCGGAACATAATAATACCCCGCTTGAATTCCAAGCCCGAACCGCTTTGGTTTCACATCAATGCGTTTTTTGAAATGCTCAACGCCGTTTATCTTCATGTTCTTATCCGGTGATGAAATATCAATGTAAGTATTTTCTTTTCCGAGAAGCCATTTTCGGTCCTGATACTTCACTACATCAACAATAGCATTATATTTATAATCAACTGTACTATCCTGGACATTTGAAACTATCTGTAAGTATTTATTTTCATAATAAACCCTATCTTTCTCTCGTTGGATCTTACTCGCTTTTAATTGTCCTTCAAGAGTAAATTTCGCCCTGGTTAATTCATCGATTTTTTCCTTAGCAATATTCAGAGCCGGCGCAAGGGTATCACTTACATAGGTCATGTAATTCTTAGTGATGTAATTCTTTACGACTTCTCCTTCTTTCTGCTCAAATTTTCCGTGCGTTGTACTATCCTTGGGATTCACATACGTGTTGAGATAGATCGTATCTATATTTTTTTCAGATTCTTCTGCAATGTGATCTTTTTTACTCAAAGTAAACCATCCGCCGATCAGGTTCGCAACAAGTGCGAGTATGATCAATGCTAAAATTGCGATAACTGCTTTGTTTTTCATTTTGCTTGTTCTAAAAGTGTTGTTGCTTGTTGCTGTGTTTTTTCTCGAAGAGTACTATCAGCTTTTTTTATTGTTTCCTGCTTGATGTACCCTGCTTTCATTAAAAGTTCGTCTTTTAATCTGTCTTTCTCGTTCTGTTCCTTTTCAAATTTCTCTTTCCAGTATTGTTCTGCACTATTATTCTTATTTATGTTTAAGAAGTAGGTAACCCAAAACATAAGAAAGAAGACGGCCGCAATGAAGGCGACTGGATTCTTTGCAATAAGACTTTGTATTTTTCCAATTTGATTTGTATTTGGATTCGCCATTTCATTTTAAAGGGGTTTTTATTATAATTTTAGATTGTATTTGTAATTATCCCGTTAATTACTGAAAGAAATAGATCATTGCCGTCTACATCCTTTACTTTGATTGCTCCATTACGTCCAAGTTGTCCTGCTACCCTGATTCCCCCATTTTGTATATCCAATGCCAGATTCCCCCCTGTCCCATTTTTAGCACTTAAACTTAAGCAAGTATGAAAGTTACCGTCTGCTTTTTCGTCATAAATCATTAACGGCGCTCCAAGATCAGCACCCGAAATCTGAATGAATTTTCTATCTCCGGATCCAGTGTAATCACCTGCAACAATCCACCCTTTCGGTGTTTCAAGCCCATTTGCTGTTATAGAGAAGTACTTATTTGTAATTACGCTTCCGAATGTCCCGGCATAAGCGTTTATTGTTCCAGAAAAAGTTCCTGATGTTGCATTGATCACTCCTTTTATATCAGCGTTTTCAGCAATCAATTTTCCATTGTCAAGTACTTTGAATGGAGCATCATCTTTATGCTCGTAATCGGCTCCTGCTGCAAATCTTATGCTTTCTTCACCATTGTCTGTAATTCCAGATATAAAGGCGTTCCTTTCGGTTCCGTCTCCGACTTCAATCCTTTCACTGGTTACTACTCCACCATTAATGGATGTGAATCCGTCAGATCCATTTAAAAACTTAATTTTAGCCTTTATCTCCTGTGTGTCCAGATTTATTGTCATCTGTCCATCAAGAGAAGATATAATTCCGGTTCTGATCAATCCCCCATTGATGGTTGTGGTTCCTACGGTAATAGAGAGAACACGCACATTATCTACTACTGAGTGAAGAATGCCTATCAGGAAATAATAATCATTTGCGTCTTCATCGAAAAGTTTTTTATCCTGAGTGAAAACCATTGAAGCTGTATTATTCGTTTTTGAGCAGGCAGCATATACGTAACGATATTGGTCATCTGCGATTGTTACAACATCCTCCGGAATATTCCAGGTCTTTTCAAATGTCTGAGAATAAATCAATCCGGCATTTACTTTAACCTTATTCTTGTTGTTTTCAAACATCACAAAGAATACTACAGAGCAGCTTATTTGCTGGCTTTTTGCTCCTACTGTCAACATATTTGTTTCGATGGAATTTGGCCGAATATTCTCCGGATCAAAGAATCCATCTGTATCAAAAACTAGGTTCTGCAATTCCTGCGTTGTTCTCAATCCTAGTTTTGAATAGTTGATCTGGCCGAGATTAGTAATTGACATTACATTTTTTATCTCCTTGATATCCAGAATCAGTTGAGAGCTATAATTAATCTCGTAAGAATCCGCAATCACAATTTTTGTTCGGAAAGGATTATAATCCCCACTTTGGATAAAATCAGTTGTAATTTGATTTACCCGAAGGACTTTATCAATTCGCAAAGCCGGATCGTAAACCTGAATATAATCTCCTATGTCAAACCTGCCTAAACCTATTTTTTCCATGTAGGATGGATCTACTTCAAGATCATATGAAACTTTAGCGTTCTTATGCAGGTCAAATTGTTCCAGTCCTTTTACCAGTAATTCGTTTTCGGCATTATCAATGTACGTTTTCGGCATTACGATATCCAAGATCACGTATTCATCGCCAACTGCAAACTGAAAAGCTGATGATACCTCATCTGGAAAACTTTGCCCCTGATCATTTTTGAAAGGAATTATTTCAAACGATTTTGTCGTATGATTATAACCTCCTTTTTGATCTCAAATTCATACCCTGCCAGATTGCCGGTGTTAAAATGTACTTTCGCTGAAGTTCCAGCAACAAGGTATTTCGTGGTAACGCCATCAGATTCCTTTGCGTTCAGGTCAAAATCCATCGTGGAATCTGAGAATTTGAACTTTGTATCTCCTAGAGCTGTTATTTTTCCAGTCCTGTGCGGGTAAATGTCGTCAAATGTTATTGATCCTTCTTTAAGTCCAAACGATGCAATTGCCGATGGATCCTCAAGATAGTCTGCACCCGGTAGTTTTAATTTAGTGCTGAAGTTTCGATATTCATTCGGGATATTCTCTGAACCACCCGAAACATAAAGACGGTTGATGATGTCATTTTCGTCTACATTATTTCGTGAGAGAGAATATAGTCCTTTGCCTTTTCCATACTCAAACTTAATCGGCACCTTTTTTCCGTAGTCTCCGGTATGGATAACGAACTTTCCATCTTCTACTTTGATCCAGAAATCAGTCTTGAATTCATTACAAATTTTCTGAAGAGCAGATAGGCAGGTATCATCACCAAAAGTCAATGTTTTAGTTTCGCCATTCACGAAGTTTCCAATCTCCCAGCCTGCGGAAAATCGCTCCATATTGTTTTTTAGGCAAATAAGGAAAGTCTCCATTGTTCCGATTAAAGGAAAGTCTGTGTCTGTTTTAAATCCGGTACCATCTGCATTGAAAAATTTACAACGAAGTAGATCGAACATTAAGCCCTGAGCAATGATATTATATTCGTATTCAGAATCACTATTTTTTGAATATGTTGGCAGTGAATTTATTCTGTACACAGACCCAAACAGAACGAAATAGTCATTAATACGAATTTCCAGAATATCGCACGAATTAAGCTTGAACGAAACCGAATCATCAGAAAGCAAAACCCGATTAAGTGATGCAGAATCTACAGAAAGTTTCCCCCTTTCGATTAAATTGAAAAGAGGGTTTCCATTCCTGTATAGCGTTATGTTGTTCATTTTTTAAAGCGATTCTAAAAAGCTTAATATTTTGTTTGCAAATACCTTATGCCCGGCACGGTTAGGGTGAAGTCCAATGTCATCAAAATAAGCAGCCTTTACCTCAGGAATATCGGGACAAAGACCACAGCCCGCATTTAGATCCAGAACAGGAATTCCATATATTTTAGCTACATCTTTGATAGCATCAACATAAGGGAGTAGATCTGAATTATTCTGACGCTGAATAGGAGTTATTATGCCTATTTTTTTTCCAAGATATTTCTTTATCAGTCCTTTATAGGTAACATTCAGAGCTCCCTTAAATGTAGCGTTGGTTGTATCTGAATTAGATCCTATAGCAATGCCTCCAGATACATCGTTAACCCCTGCGTGAACAGTTATAATATCCAAATCATTAGACATATTTACATACTCTTCGGAGATAACCATTGTTTGGCCAGTTTTAGGGGCATAACTCCCTCCATCAACGGCATAATTGTACATGTCACAATCTGACATGGTAGGAATTAAAACTCTATAGCCAGTTGTGAAATTTGCGATAGAATCCCCAATATTTCCCCATTTCTTACCGCGGATCGAGGAAGACAATGGCCTTAGCTGTTCAGCTGGTAGAGTGGAGATTATTGATGCCAAACTATAGGGAATAAAATCTACTGGATTCTGCGTCTTCTCATATATCATAGAAGTCGGAGTAAGTGTAGACGCTGGTATTGCGACGCGCATGTAATAAACACCAGAAGGTATCACCATTGTTCCACCGGTTCCTGATGCCAGCTGAAAATTACCTTTATTAGAGTCGAAGTAACCACTGTCCCAAGCGCCAGGAGCGTAATATGTTTTACCTGGCTGTACTGGGATAAAATCCGTTAGTTTTGCCGCCGGGTTTGCATTAATAGATCCATCAGAATTGAAAAAACCATCAGATAATTTTGAAGTATCTAATAAGTTAAAATGCTTTTCTCGCAAAGCTAATTGATTGTTTTTAATTGTTGAAACAATCAGATTTTTGAAATTATCATCTCCGAACTCAATATCGTTTTGCCCATATCCAACATACGTTTGCGGATAAGGAATATTAATAACGATCATCATTGTGTCTTTCTCTGAAATTGGAGCATCGATCCTAAAGTAAGCAATTAGAGTGTTATCCGGTATGATAAATTCTTTAGCAGAACCAGGCACCGTGTCGTATACAACCAAGTTCTTATTGTCGTCATAGCAAGCCCAGTTAATGTATGTCTTACACCTAATTATATCACCAGGCTGGCAGGGTGTAAAATCGGACGTTAGATAATTGGGGTTTGAAGCAAAAACACCTTGATTTAAATATCCTTGAGAGCTTGTGCTTTTATCAAATACATTTACAATGTCTTCCTTTAAAAAAGAAGTCTGCCTCGGTAGTATGGTTTGGTTTTTAAAATACTTCGAAATTGTTTTTCCTGTTTCCGCTTTAGAAATCGAATCTGGGTTTAAAGTTGTAGTATTATAATCAATATCTGGTTTTTTGTTTTCAGATTTTGTCCAGGCTGTTCCCTTTTTATAAAACATTGTATCATATCCTTCTTTTGCTCTTAAATTACCCGCATTAACATAAAGTGTTCCGTAGTTAACAGGATCTACATCAATGTTATCTTTAGAGGAAATTGTAGGCTTGTACGATCCGTCTTCCGAAGGCGCTGCGTCTTGAGGACTTAAGGTTCCTTTAAAATCTGTTTCAACCTGCTGCTGAATTTGCAATATCTTTTCATCCAGTTCATCAGCAATATTTTGTATTTTTAAATTAAATTGGTTCTTTGACACTGCATTTCCAAGCTTTCCATTCGCGTCAATCGTCGCTAGGTTATCAGGTGGTATTAAGTCCGTAACAGTTATATTAATTTGTTCTCCCATTTTTCTATATTTTACTCCAAATTTCTTCTGCTGGGGTTTCAAGGTTTTTAATATTCTCGATATTTCCAGCTATGATGATTATTTTTTCTTTTCCTACCATGTCTCGCCATTCTCCAAGGACCTCAGCTATTTCAATTCGTGCATTATTAAATGTAATTCCTGGGACCTCGTTTCCTTCTGAATCCAAAACTTTATAAATGAATTTGCCATAGTTATTTATGTTCAACTCTTTAACAATAGAAAGAGTATTTTTTCCGGCATTACCTTCAAACACGACACTTACAGCTGTTGCTTCATAAACCCCAGTTAAAGTTCTGCCTAACACATATAAAACAATATTTTTTGGTGACTGAAGACTTACTGTAACAGAGAATTCATAGATGTTATTTTCAGCAGGAATAGTATACGCCTCGTAGTAAGTATTGTTTACACCACTTGTTGCTATTAGCGATATTCCGGAGCCCTGATAAGATGGTTGTGAATATGACTTTGTAAAGCTTACATTCCCTCGGCCGATCTGCTTGGTACCATCTCCCATGAATATTTCCGTTTCCGAGTCAATCTCATATGATAGGGTGAACTGATCAAGCATTGTTCGCAATACTTTTTTGATTGGATTTGGCTCAATCAATTTAAGCGAGAAGGTTGCGAACATTTCACCCTCAGAAAATGTCTTTTCTGGCTTGACATCATCCTTCATGTAAACCTCGTAAGGCAAGGTCTTATAATTTAATGGCTCAATATGAAGTCTTTGAGTTCCTTTTTTTGAAAATTCAGCAATAATGAACTCCCGGAATGATGTGAAAAGCGTTTCCCAGTTTTCTCCGCGGATGAAACATTTAAGTTCAATCTCTCGGTCTTTATATTTCGGATTTCGCAGATCCGGTGATGAGCCATGATATTCAGCCCATTCATAATTCGTGATGCTTTTTCTTTCTAACAAACCAACAAGACCTGAGGACTCCGAAACATACACTCCGAAATCCTTAAAATACTTGCCGTTTATTGAATATTTTACTTCACTCATTTTTTAAAACTTGATTTGTGAATTCTTACATCACCTGTATATTTTATTTTTCCTCTTCCGTAGCTGAAAACATCGACCCTAGCAGTTTCTATGCAGTCAATATCTAGTTCTGCATCATCCAGTAGATTGATAATGACAATGGCATTTTCGGCTGCTTTTATCGTTGCTGTTGTTTCATGACGAATTACCAATTGAGAAACAGAAAATCCGTTGTAGATCATCTGCACATTTGATTTACCGAAAAAGGCTGCTTTAGGTAAATTGTTAGGCATTCCAACGAAATCCGTAAAAAGTCCATGGACTTCACTTTTGCCCTTGAATTGTCTTAGTACTTCTACTTTTGGGAAATCATTTTCCATCGACCAGTCATCACCATCAAAATACATCTGACATAGATTTTCAATTGAAAGATCTGATGACATTCTCTCTTTACAATCAGGCGACATTCCAACCTGCTTGGCAATTCTGTATATTTCTTTTGTTTCCATTATGGTATTCCGGCAAGTCCCGGCTTTATTTTAGAGTTCATTTCAGCGAGATCTTTTCTCATTTGATGGAGATTCCTTGTGTTAACTTCTATTTGGGAAAGAAGGGCGGTTTGAGCATTTGATACGATCTGGTTTCCTTGCATGATTTTAAGGACTGCAGCAATATTAATCCTGACTGCATTAAATTGCCCCTCAAGGGCTCCGGCCGTTTTCTCAGTAATGCCCTTGATATCTCCTTTTAGTCCCTGGGCATTTTCGGAAGATTGGCCAAAAAGATCCTGATATTGCTTGAGAGCATCCATGTATTTTTTCATGGCATCCTCACCCATTGCTTTAATTTTATCCCTTTCCTCAGGAGTCAATCCATCAAAAGATCCTCCAGCAGGAGTGGACGCATTTTGAGCCTGCAATCCTCCAATTAAGTCAAGTAATTTTTGCCTTTGCTCTTTTAATCCTATTACCTCTTTTGCTAAATACGGACTGTATGTTTGGTTTTCCTTGAGTTTTATTTGTTTCTCAAGCTCTGCAATATCATTTTTATATTTAGCGATTTGATTGTCATTTGTATTTGCACTGCCGTTACCGAATCCCATTGAGGAATAAAGACTATCAACCATGGTTTTTACGGCTGGTTCAAGAATCTTTATTCTTAGTGCATTAGCTACAGCATTGCGCATTACCTCATCAACGACTTTATCGAATGATTCAGCAGCGCTTTCTCCTTTGCCAAATGCCTCAATTAAGGCATTAGCGAGATTATCGGATAAATCCTTAAAATCTGTAGTGGTAACACTTTTCTTGAAACTATCAAATACATCTTCAATTTGCTGGCTTAATTGGCTTATTTGGGAGTTGAAGCTGGCGATTTTATCTTTATCGGCCTTCTTTTTTTTCGCTTCTTCATCCCTCATTTGAGTTACAATCCTTCTTTGATCTTCCAGATTTTCTATCAAGCCTCTTTGCATTGCGATAGCAGCCTCGCCCGCTGTTTTTTCAATCGAGTGCTGCAAAGAATCATAAGCCGTTTTTAAATCTTCAACAGCGGTTTGCCACTCTCTGATCTGTCTTTCCCTTCCTTTGTCACCAGATAAAAGCTTAACCATGGCACCAACGATCTGAACTATACCCGAAATCATCTGTCCATAATTTCCGGAGAAATAACCAGCTACCGTGTTGACGATACCATCTATCAGCTGCTGGACTTCAGCTAGCGTTTGTTTAAGATCATCTGAAAGGCCTCCAAAGGCATCTCCTATTGTGCCAACGACCGCAATGGTAGCTTGAGCTGCAGCTCCTGTTATTTCAACAATGTTTACAAAGGCCTTATTAGTTTCTTCCAACTTAGCTTTATATTCATCACTGCCTTTGCCAGATTTTTTTTCGATTTCATTAAGCTCCTTTCTTTTTTGCTTATACAAATCGACAGCTATCCCAATGGCTTTATAGGGGTTATTGGTTGTTATTAAATCATCCAGTCTTTTTATCTGATCTTGAGTTTCTTTTAATTCTGTAGGAGCTAAGCTTTTACCTTTGTCAGAATTAATGAAATCCTGTAGTCCTTTCTTTAATTTCAACAAGGTTTTAGGACCAATTCTGTCAAGATCACCAAAAGCTTTCACCCATAAATCTGTCTTTTTGAAAGCTTCAAATGATGCAGAAGAAATTTCCTTTGCTTCATTCTTGTTAGCTGTATTTGAATATGTTTTTTTATCCTCATCGGACATTGAAGAAGCGGCAATATCAGCTCTTATTTTATCCCACTTTTGTTGAATTAAAGTTTTTTTCTTTTGAAATGACGCTTCTTCATTAAGGAATTCCTGATAGAGGTTTTTCTGTCGATCTACTTCAGCTTGTTGAGCTTTAGTAATGGCAATATTTTTGGCGTTTTTTTCTTCGCCTGTAGTATTCTCGAAAGTTGCTTTCTTGAATCCCTCTAATTTGTCAATTAGCTCATCGCCTGCAAATTTTGATTTAAACACCTCTATCTGCTTATTTACATTTTCAATAAATGTTTCGGAGCCTCTATAATCTGACAGAATACTTTGAAGTTTTACTAAATTTTCTCCAGATTCTTTACTTTGTACTTTTTGTAAAGAATCACTTAAATCATTAAGATATTGAAGGAAACTTTTGTCTTTTACTTTCGGAAACATTTCGTCGACTGTTTCTTTAGAATAGCCAGATCTCAATAATTCATCCCGTACGTCGATTTGTCTTTTGGTCTCTTTTATTTCTTCTTCAAAAGATCTTACTTCAATTTCTTTTCTTTTTGCATCGAGACGTGCGTTTATTTCAGCGCGTCGGCGTAAGGCTTCATCAACAGAAACGATCTCTCCTGTTAAAAGAGGATTCCCTTTCTTATCCTTATCATTTCCATATTTGTCCAGCTTACGAATTTTTACAACCCCATTCTCAATAGTCTGAAGTGCATCAGTGATTAACTGTGCATCACGCTCTAGGTCTTTAATACTATCCTCAGGAAATAATTCTGCAAGTTGTTTATTGTCGTTTTTGTTTTTAGGATTTAATAGGGCGTTTAGCTCTTTAATTTTAGCCTTAATTTTATTATATGCAGCCTGTGTAGGTGCGCTATCTAATTGAGCCTCTAATTCATCAATTTGAGCTTTAATTTTACCTGCCCAACCAAGATTAGGTGCTTTATCTTCCTCTTCCGTGATTACTTCAGGCTTAAACCCAGATAATTCATATTTTATTTTATCCGCTTGTTTTTTCTTAAGTTCTAAAACTTCTCCGCTTAATTTGCCTAGTTTTATTTCTTTCTCTAATAGAGATAATTGTTTTTCTTTTTGAGCAATCTCAGTATTATTGTTGCGAATAATAGTATTCGATATTGACCCTTTTTCGTTGGCTATATTTTGTTGTTCTCTCCATTTTTTAGATAATGCACCCCTCTTATTTTCAGCATCGATAGCCTTACGTAGCAGATCTAAACTCGCCTTTCCGGATTTTTCCGCATCATCTGAAAGCTTTCTCAATCTCTTTGCTTCAGCATCAGCATCTAAAACTTGAGTTTTTAATGCTCCGGCCTTGAATTGTTCTTCAAATGACTCTTCTAGATATTTTCTTGCGGCTGCAGCTTTAGCTTGGGCCATAGCAAACGCATCAATCTTACCAGTCACATATTCAAGCGCGTCTCCTAGTCTACGTGTAGACCTATATTGAGCATCCAAGGTTCCGCGGAAAGTTGGATCTATTGCAATCAATCGGTCGTATGCTTGTTTTCGCTGTTCTAATGACGAATTCTCATTTCTGATTATAGCAATCAACTGGGACACACTTGCTTTAGTTGCGGCTACACCTTTGCCAAAACTTGTATTATACGATTCCATTACAGCCTCTTGTGCTTTTTGGGCCGTTGTCTGCTTTTCGATAATTCCTAGTAGTTCACCCAGCTCTGTACGATAGTTGTACGTAATGGCAATAAGAGCTGCGATAAGTGTTGCAACTAAAACATATGGATTTGCTATTGTCGCCGCATTCAACGCTTCCTGGGCTACCGTAACACCTCTTATCATTTTTATTAAGTTTGCAAATCCTTGAATAATTGCTGGAGACGTCATCCCAGTTTGTAGAAGACTCGTAACAATTAATGCTGCCCGGTAAGCTCCATATATTTCAATAAGAGTAAGTAATACTTTTCCTACTTCCTGATAATGGTCAACTAAGTAAATTAAGCCCTGTATGCCGTCTGATAGAATCCCCTGCTGACTTTCTCCAATTTTATTGAGCATCTGATCCCATGCGTCTCCTAGATTCGCTACTTGTCCTGAAAGTGATTTAGACTGTTTCTCCATCAAATTGAAAAACATTCCACCTTCATTGGTCATATTGAATAAGACATCTTGAACATCTTTAAATCCAATTTTTCCTGCCGATACCATTGCAGTTATTTCTCCGGTTGTCTTATTGAATTTTTTTGCAAGTTCCGCAACCATTGGAATTCCGGCTTCAGTAAACTGACGAAGATCATCACCCATTAGCTTTCCTTTGGCTTTCACCTGGCCATACACCAAGTTGATCCTGCTTAACGGCACGCCTAATCCGGCAGCGATATTCCCCATACGAGTTAGGACATCTACAACCTCATTAGCCGGGATCTGGAATGCTAGCAACTGTTTAGCACCCGCGGAAACTTCTTGTAATGAGAATGGTGTTTTTGCTGCAAGATCAACCATTTGCCCCATAAGTTCGGCTGCTTTCGCTTCGCTTTTAAGCATTGTAGAAAATGCTATCTCTGTTTTCTGGAACTCTCCCCGGACGTTTATAAGTTCAGTTACAAAGCTTTTAATCGCGCCAATGGAAAAATAGCTCGCAATTCCTATAGAAAGATTCTTAAAAGCAGAATCCATTTGCCCCGTCTGCTGGACTGTTGTCTGAGTAAGCCCTAATATATCTCTACGCATAGATTCGATATCTCTGCGGAATTGTGCGGTGTCGATTCCTGCTCCAAAATATAAGGCTCCTTGACTGGTATTCATTATTTTAATAATTGTTGTAGAAAATCTTCTGAGGTTTGTTCTGAAAGATTTATGACAGGTTTTTTCTTTTCTTTTTTTTCTTCTTCACTTTCGTAGCTTGGTGCATCGATGAGCATTCTTTGTACTATTCGCCAGTCTACTTCCCAAAGCAGGTAATCTAAAGTCCAACTGAAATGATGGCAGATTTGCCCCATTACTCCGTAAATTGACTTTAAACCGTTTTCTCTATCGGTATCGCTTTGGTCGGTCGATTTCCGTTCATTAATACCGTAGAGGTGATAAAACTTTGATAATCTGAATTTTTCAATAGTTCCATTGTGAATTTTGCCAACTCTGCAGAACTGAAAGAATTCAGTAAATGTTTTTTTATTAAGGGTTTTAAGATGTATTTTAAACTCTTAACCCAATTTGGAAGCTCTGATTCAATCGAGATATAAACAGCATCAATAGATAGTTTTGCGTTCTCTCTGATAGCTTTATATTGAGCCGGAATTTGAACAGCTAAATCCGGATCTGAAATCTCTGATTCATCAATTCTCATTTTTATGAATACCTGCGAAAGTCTCAGCATTTTGCCGAGTGTCATCTTTCCGGTGTTCCATTTCCTTTTTTTGCCAAAAAGAATTGTTTCAAACTCATAACCTTTTCCGGTTAAGATATTCAGCTCTTCTTGTTCTTGTTTTTCCATGTAATTTTTTGTAGAAAAAGAGCCTACCCAATCAGATAGGCTCTTTTTTATTTAATTTTAGAATTCTGTTATACTACTCTGAAAGTAGAAAGTGCCGGTTCGTCTGCTTTTGTTGGTTGCATAACAGTTCCGGTTACTTCAACTCCTAAGAGAGCAGCTCTTCCGATTTCAGAAGAGAATTTTGCGGTAATCTTTGCACGAGGAATATTGATTCCCATACCTTGAGCAGGCGTGATTTTGATTGATCTTTCAATTGTTACTGGTGTAACTGGCCATTTGTAAACTGCCGTTGGTCCGGTACCAGTTTTAGAACCTCCGAAAACAGAAACCAAAGTATCTTCATCCGGATTAGCCACCTTAAATGCGATTGAAGTCTTACCTGCTTTTGACTGAATGTGAAGAGGCGTTTCAATTTCTTCGACCGGAAATTCTGTTTCCGTGGGATCATCCATATTGATTGCTGCTGATCCTTCTTCTGTATATCCTAATGGTGCGAGAGTTGTTCCCATACCTCCATCAACTGCGATTGCACCGACTTCGATTTTTGCAACTCCTACTGTAATAAGTCCTGCCATTGTATTATTTATTTTTAATTGTTATATGCTTTTAAATTGATTCTGAAATTCACGTATGTAGCTTTTTCTTCTACTTCCTCAAATGTTGAGTGATTGACTACTGTAAGATTGAACTGAGGTCTGAAAATGTTTTCTAATAGTGGGTAAACCGCTTGCGTAATTGCTTCTTCTCTTGGCGCATTCGGCACATTTTGAGTTATGCCATTTTCTTTTATCGAAAGCATCGGAACGTAGCAATTGACATTGAAAACACCATCTTGAAGAAAATCATTAGTCATTGGTAGCGAATTGATTACTATATCTTCCTTAGTGCTTCCTGCTGGTCTCCTGTCTTTGTAAAGAAGTCCATTAATGGTAGATTTGATATTCCCTTGATTAAGCAACTCAAAAATCCATTGCTTCCCTTGTCCTACTGTCTTTTTCATCGTAACTGTCTCACTAAATTTGGAACCATCGTTTTTGCTAACTGCTCAGCAGATGTAAGAACATTTCTACCTCTCGATTCTACCTGACTGGCATACTTCATTCCTGCGACTACCACTAAGGCGATTTCTACTTGCTGACTTGCTAATTCTCTGGCTTTTGCTTTTCCTTTACTCACACCTTCAGCATGACCGCTGTAATTTTCCTCAACTATTTTTCCTTCGATAATGATTGAATATCCGACAGATGATCTAAGGTTTCCAGTAACATCTTTATATGATCCGGCTGCTCTCGCTTCATTGATTGCCATTTCTCCGACGTATCTCAAAATTCTAAGCACCTTGTTAGTGATTTCGTTTTGAGCCTCAACAAATCGCTGATTGATAGCGTTCATATTTCCGATAAATCTTACAGCCATAATCTTGAGTGTAATTGCTCTTTTTTATGAAGCTTATTGTTTCCTTCGATTCTGGTATTTCCTTCGGCATCGATTACCTTTATCTTTTCTCCCATTGCTACCTTTGGGCAGTTTTTAGGCAGGTAAATCACAGCGTTAAACACATATACCTCACTATCTTCTGTCATTATACTTCTACCACCTCCATTTCCTTCATCACGGCATTTAGAAACATTTACCCATTCTTCAGAACCACCTGACCAACTACCATCTTCTGGATTGTAGACAGATTCGATCTTTTGAAACACCATTAAAGTGTAAGGAAGACGTTTTACCATTTATGAGTAATGTCTGTAATTGTATCTTTCGCCAAAAGATTTGGAAGCCCTAATCTGGAAGCTAAAATCTTGTAGTAAGCAGTAATAGCATCTTTATCGTATGAGATAGAAAAGCCACCTTCTGAAACTGATTTAGGAAGCAAAATGATGTCGGGGAATATGTTGTAAAAGAAAGTATCAAGATTAATGTCATTCGTTATGGTATCGGACGGATCAAGGTTTACGCGTGCTAATTCTGCAGCGACCATTCCATCGGAGTACTCAACCGACCAGTTAGAAAATTTTTCTTGTATGTATTCCCCGATAGTCATTATGCCAATTTCGTTTTCAGAATTACGTTTTTCTTCGTATCGTTCAGAACCGGCAGCGCAAAGGCTGTAGCTTTCGTGGATACCAAAATAGGATCCTGTACTCCGAAAGTTTTCACCAGGATAAATCCATCACTTACAGTCTGTGAAGTCGTATCGCCAAAAGTCATGTTGAATTCTGGAGTAGTTGTATACTGCGTGTTGCCTAAAACAGGCGACACAGACAATAGTACATTGCCAGGTTCCCATCCATTTGTAGCTGACAATACACCTGCTTTACTTTCGTAGTTCACAAAAGTTTCCCAGATTCTGATCGTAGGCAAGCCATACAGGGCAAGTCTTGTATTGATCATTTCCAGAGTAGGCTTAAACATCTGGGTTGTTCCTCCATTGTTTGCAACTCCGTACACAAATTCTTGCATAGATTTGATGGTAGGGATCTGATTCGCTGTCGCCTGATCTACTGTAATAGTAGAAAATCTATACCCCTTACTCAAAGCTTCTGTTTGCAATGTTTGAATGTCCTTGATTGGATCAGCGTCTGCTGCAGTGAACCAGTCTTTAGCTGCATTGACAACTCTCACTTTGAAATCAATCAACAGGTCTGCAACACCTCCTGAATTGTTTGTCGCGGTAATTTTGTATTTACCAGTAGATGCAAACTGTTTTGCGGCATGCTCCGCTCTTGCGTTCACACCATCTAATACAAAGTTTGAATCCCCATAAATCTTGTCAATCATCTGGTTTTTAATCGCTGCATTTGTCGGATTCAACTGCACCGCGTTTCTCAACTGCTGAATCTTAATAAGATCATGTTCGTCAAGGTCACGGGCAATCTCAATCTTTGGAATCTCTCCCTTCATCGCCGCGATAAAATCACGTCCTTTTCTTGGTGCCTTAGATCCAATTGCAACAATGTCCGCCATTACTTTGGCTGAAGTTGTTGATTCAAGGTTTTGATACGTCAAATCAGTCTGATATTGAAGTGGGAAATAGTTTCTGTACTGTAAATCTCCCAGAGTATACGCATTGATGATTGCGTTCATATTGGATGCTGAAAATTCAGGTACAATATTGTTTGCGTTTATAATCATTGTTCGTTATTTTTTAGATGAAGGAGATTCTTGGTAAAGCAGCTTTTAGTAAAGCAATCCCGGTCTTTTCTTTGTCAGGCAAAGCATCAACTCTTGCTGTTCCTGCCATGACAATTGCTGCTAAAGGGAAATCATCGATTTTAATATCATGTTTCACTAGTCCAATTGTACCAGCAAGCAAGGGTGCCGTCAAAGCCGCATTTAAGACTTTGTATTTTCCGTCTGCGTCTGGAACCACTACGGTACCAGCTGGAATTACTCCATCAGAGAATCTGGATGCTGCATCTGTTTTCGACACATGAACACCGCCCGGATAGGTTGCGTCAATCTGATCGAATACAACAATCTGTCTTCCTGACTGGAAATCATCGTTAATATTATTCATTGGTTTTTGCTTGTTTTTTAGCATCCACGTATGCTTGAACATCAGGCGAAACCTCTCCCTCTTTTTTAGCTTCACCGAATAATGGTTTAGGTGTAGATCCTAAAGCAAGATTGCCGAACTCCTGAGCAATTGCGTCTGATTTGGTTTTCATCTCAGTTGCGTATGCTTCAATTTGTTCTTCATTCTCAAATGTGATATTACTCGGAATTAAAGCTTGAATAGATTTAGATACTTTCAGCTCGTCTAATTTCGATTGCAGTTTTTGAGCATTGGTTTGTGCGGTTTTTTCAGCTTGAAATCCAGAGATTAACTCGTTTTGTTTTTCCATTTGCTCTCTGAAAGCTTTTACCCACGCTGGTTCTGCTTCGCCCGTTGGCTTTTCGACAGGTTTGTCTTCTGGCTTATCCTCAGGTTTGTCTGTGATTTTGCCTTTCTCCAATTCCTCTATTTTTTTTGCCAACGTTCGGTTTTGATCAGCGAATGATTGGAATATTGCCAAATCATCCTCTACCCCTGCTACTGCGTTTTCAATGTCTTCCTGTTTTTCGACCGCCTTAGACAATTGTTTTGCTTTGGCTTTCAAAATTGTTTCGCTCAACCCCAAATTCTTATACTTGGTTTTAAGCTGTGTTAGGATTTCTTGTTCAAACATTATGAATTCTTATTTGTTAATTATTGAATTCAAAAATACTTTCATTACTATTGCACAACAATATGCAATTACGTAATTTAGCACTACTTACTTAAAGTGTTACTTTATAACCATATAAAATGATAGAATGGACGAACTATTGATTAAAAGGAGTGCTGATTTGCTGGTGATTGATATGTTGGAAACAGCTTACAGAATTGAGAGGGTAAAGAAAATTACACTTACGTTAGAGGAATTTTGTAGAGTAATCGGCAGAGACAGAAGTGCGATTCATAAACTATTAAAGAATAAACTTCTCCCGGAGAACCTGGTAATAGGTGGCTATGAACACAGAAAGCAAAAGACCAAAGTATTATTTGATACTGAGAAAGTCTTGGAATGGCTCAGAAATCAAAAGGAAACTGAATTCGCTGATAAAGTATTTAAGATTTGATTGAGTGGCTTAAACAATAAAGGATATGAAATTTTACAACACTTACAATTCACAATTTGAATTACTTCCACGAATTACAATTATTTATGGTAGGCGCATTGAATTTTCAAGCAATGGTATTGCTTTAGAATGGCTATGGTTTGGAGTTTATTTAAAATTCAGAAGTAATTCATCAAAATAAAATACTCATGACATACGAAGAACTAAATAATAAAATAAGACAAATGAGAAATGAATCATTTGAAAATTCCTCTCAATTAACTTTAGGACAATTTATTTCTGAAATTGAAAGGATAGGAATTGTTGCCGAACATAATAATGAAATTAAAGATGTTTGCTTCGATTTTGGAAGTGCTATACCTACAACTTTAGACAGTTGGCGAGGTGCTTATGAAGAATTGGCATTAGGTTACGAATTAAGCGGGTATGATAATAATTCAAAACATTTTTCTGACTGTAAAGCTGATAAGTTTTTAGAACAATTAAAATCAGCTATCGGCAAAGAATATACAGGTTGGAAAGGTGGTGAATTCATTATGAATGAGGACACACCAGTGTGGGTTTCAAATAGTGGAAATTCAGACGACACGGGGATTATTGGAATATTAGATGATGGTTGGAGAATTATTGTCTTGACCGCTTTTTGTAAATATTAGACTATGAAGAAATACATCACTCTACCCAACGGAAGAAAGAATAACAAACCAAGCATATGAAGATAGATTTATATAACGAGGACAACTTAGAAGTAATGAAAAGGCTTCCAGATGAAAGTGTTGATGTTATTTGCATCGATCCGCCGTATTTATATCTGAAAAATCAGAAGCTCGAGAGGGTTTTTGATGAGTTGAAATTCTTTTGTGAATGCAAAAGACTTTTAACAAAAAACGGATTTATTGTGATGTTTGGTCGCGGAACTTCTTTTTACAGATGGAATACGATTTTAGAAGATTTGGGATTTATTTTTAAGGAGGAAGTAATTTGGAACAAAAGAAGGGGTTCGTCTCCTGTTTTACCACTAATGAGAGTTCATGAGACAGTAGCGATATTCACCAAAAAAACGGGTAAAATAAATAAAATTAAGGTCTGTTATGGTGAAGTTAAAGCTTTCGATTTAGATAAAGTTTTTGAAGATATAAAACGATTAGGAGGTTTGTTTAATAAAGGAAAATCTTACGAAAAAGTTTTAGAAAATCTTAGGATGAATGACGAAAAAGGAAGTTATGAGCATGGCATAAAACAAGGGATAACCCATAAGACTTCTTTTGGAGATAAAAACCACAATAGCTGTGTTAGCACTTACACTTTGTTGGCGATGGAAAATGGCGTGCGTGAGCAAAGTATTATTAATGATAATGGAAATCATTATTCAAACATTCATCCAACCCAAAAACCCGTCCGTCTTTTAGAGCGCCTTTTAAAATTGGTTATTCCAATGAAAAATAAAAATATAGTTGTTGCAGATTGGTTCAGCGGCTCAAACTCTTGTTGTGAAGCTGTTATAAATCTACAATCAGAATTTCCGGAAATAGAATTTGAATTCATCGGAACTGAGATTGATAAAGAATATTTCGATGATGGAAAAGCGAGGATTGACAATCTAATCACAGAAAAGGAAAAACAATTATTCCCAGTATAACAAACCTAAATTTATTAAACCTAAAAATAAAAGAAGATGATTGTAAATGAAGAAACTATTCATCAAATGGATGAAGATAGCCCTATTTTCAAAGCCGTAATTAGGGCAATGAAAATTTATTCAGAACAATGCATTAAGGCCTCTTTGGATAAAGCGAGTGAGAAATTACCTTATGATAGTATGGATGAAAAAATGCTATTGGAATCAATAATCACAAACAAAGACAACATTATTCTCCTTTAATTTTTACTTTCCTAAACATCAATTATATAAATGTCTTTAACTGATTCGGAAATATTACTATTAGAGCAGCTTATCCATGATAGAGAGGTGGATAAGCTGTTTAGTAGGTTAACAACTATTACCGAAGAAACCAATCCTAACTACAAGTTATTATTTGAGGCTATAAATAGCCAGAAGTGGGGCTTTAATGATAAGAATCGCCCTGTAGTTTGACCAGTAACAGATAATTGTACTTCGGCTTCTAAAACCTTATCCTCAACAGGCCCTAAAACTTTACCCCCATACTTTAGCTCTCTTTTCTCTGTATCGATCTCGAAAAAGTATTTAGGATCTTTTCCTTCAGGAACTTTGGAAGCTTTTAAGTTTGAAACTTCAGGTTTAGACGTGATTTCGTCATTTGAGTTTTGACATGAAGTTAGCATTACCAGCGTTAACACACCGATTGAAAATAGTTTTTTCATTGTAAAAGATTTTGATTTTTTGCCTGCGTTTAACCGGTGCAGGCTTACCGGGTTATTTTAGCGCTGTTGCTATTGTTCATGCGACAAATCCTCTCTTATGGTTTCGCTAGGCGATTTTCCTTCCATAAAATATGGCAAGTAAGCATCAATATCTATTTGCTTGTATGCGGTATTTATGTGTTTATCGTTTAAATTTAAACCTACGCACACTTGCCAGATCCAATATTTATATCCAAATGGATATTGTTTGCCGTTTAAAAAATTTAAGTTTTCCATTGTTTTTTTTATTTTATTTTAGTTCTGTTGCTTCTTTGATTAAATCATCTATTTCGGCAAAGTCTATTTCGTCGAAAAACGGACTGTCTTGCTCTATTTCCCAAATCTTTTCAGCCGTTTTAGAAATTTGCTTTAACATTTCAAGCATTTCAGGTGCTTTGGATATTAACAAGGCGTTAGCTTCACCTTCTTCTGTGTTATATTTATACACATCGCATATTGCATCATCTCCTTCTTGAATATCAGAATAAACATCACCGTGTTTCTGAGTCCAATTTCCTTTTGTTCCTTTGAATTCCATTATTGTTATTTTATTGAGTTAAGTAGCTGTAAAAATTCCCTGTACGCTAAAATTCTTCCTTCCTATGAATGCGCTGTATTTTCCATATTATTATCCAGACAATAGCCTACATATTCTTTAGCCGTCTGAATATTTAATTCAATCTTTCTTTCCAGCATCTCCTTCATCTCCTGCTCTCTGTCTGGGACCTCTTCTAGGAAATATTTAATAGGAAATGGACATTTAGCAAACCTTTGAGCGAATAAACCAAAATCTTTAGTACACATTAATTCACCGCTTTTTAAATCATCACTCTCTGTAAAAACGAAATAGTTACCGCTTTGCTCCGGCAGTCTTTCGCTCACCGCCACCTTAATGTATTTTGTTTTACTCATGATTTTTTGTTTAGTAGTTCTCAAGCTCTTCAAATGAGTAAAAACAAATCTCATAATCTGAAATATTGTGTAATTGCTGCCATTTAATTTTAGCATCTGATTTCGATTCCGCCTCAATAGTACCTATTTTATTTCCTCTATCACCAGCGTCTCCAACGTAGTATTCAATTACTGTAAATGTTTTCATTTTAAATTATTTCTTTCATATTGTGAATAAATTAACAAAGCTATCAGGGCTATTAATAATAAGTAAATCATAATTTATTTTATTAGTTCTCAACTTTATTTCGTGTATTTCCAACCTTGATTATATTCTTCAACATTGCCAGTGCTCTTGTTTTGGAGAATTTTAAATCTTTCTTAAAGGTTATTGCTAATTTATTAGATGTAAATCCGTAGCAAGCAAATGGCTGAGCGGAAGATAACATACTCATTATGCCTTTGTCTTTTTGAATGTTTTTAATAAAATCTCTACTATCTAAAATCCTATAATTTTCCCATTCAAGTATAAAGCTTTGGTAAATTCGACCATCCCTATAAATAACCTGCTTATGGAGAACTTTGTCAAATAATTCTAAATCATTTGTAAAATCATTCTCTATGGTGTACACATCTTTTTTCATAATTTATCGCTTTATTAGTTCTGGGTTAGAGTGGATAGAACCGATTACTTCAATTTCTTCTTGTGAAATGAAAACTCTTGAAAGTCTATGATGTACTGTTTTTAGCTTCATATAAAAAGCTCCATCCGAAAATACAACTTGATAAACCATTCCAAATCCTTTTAATAAATCCCCTTCGTAAATATCCACACCGTTCTTGTCAACTAAGCCCGTGAATTGCATTACAATGTGTTTTTTAAGATCAAGGCTATTAAATACTACATCGCCAAAATTCAATACTTGATTAAATGAAAAAGGCTTTGACATTACTTTTAATTTTGGGCAGAATGCTCTAAATTTTATTTCTCTGTTCATATTTTTTGATTTTTGAAATTTTTAAAACCAGGCTTTGGCGTACCTCTGCCCGGAAAACTAATTAACCATGATTGTTTAGGTGGTTAACCCGTGTTTTAGCTTAATAATACATGTAGTACGATTGTATTTATCCTGCTCGTATTCCAAAGAGATAAACAACTTGCCTAGAAGGCTTTGGATGAAATTTTCCTCAAATACTTCCATCTTAGGCTTTTTATAGAAACTACATTTTACTACGAATTCTGCATTATATTCATGGACTTTTCTATTAATACCCTTAGCGACGCTATCGATGAACTTGATTAGGGATTTTAATTGATCTGAATAATCCTGATAAACAATAATTTCATCTGTTTCTTCGTTTACCTCATGGCAATTTTCACAATAATGCTTTCCTTTTATCTCTCGCCAATCAGAATCATAAGCGTTTTCTATCGCGCCACTTTCATCATTCCAAAAAGCGTATTCGCCATTATCGTTCATTTCGCCACAACGGTCACATTTTACACCGTAAAAAATTTCAGTTACTATCATAATTTTTGATTTCTTTTATTTTATATGGGGTCTTTAAGCCGACCCCGGGGCGTTATTTTGTTCTAAGTCCTAAACTTTTTAAGAATCTCTCTTGCTTGAAACTCAAGTGAGAAACCTGCTTGTAACCGTAGCCATTTCGTTTGAATAACTCTTGGTAAATTTTGAGACTGAAAGGGTCCGGTTTATAGCCATTTCTTCGGTGGGGCTCATTCATTCTCGCGAACTGCAGAAGATCTTCATCTGACATTGCTGCTAAAGCTTCTTTGATTTCAACCGGGGTTGAGGCTTTCAGTTTTTTATAAACCGTATCGTCCAGATTAGCGAACGCTGCATCTACTATCAGCTTAAGCGCCTTTATATCTTCTGGTGTTAATTCGATTTCTTGACCAGTTTCTAATGTGTATTTAACTGTTTTCATAATTGTACTTGGATTGATATTAATTACTGTACAAATATATATAGTTGTATTTGTAATACAATAATTAAATGTGTTAAATATATGTTAAAATATATATTTGAAATACAACTAATCGCACATATAGTATAAATTATTATATTTGCAATATGGAAAAGCGTAAATACAATAGAATAAAAGCTGTTTTAGCCGACAAAGATGTGGATCAAAAAGCGTTATCTGCTTATTTAGGAACTGGAGAAACATCAGTTTCTAGATGGTGCAATAACAAGGCTCAACCCTCTATTGATGTATTTTTTAAAATAGCTGAGTTTTTACACGTCAGTGTTTGCGATCTTTTGGTTGAGGAAAAGAAGTAATCTTTTTCAGGCGCCGATCTATCTTTCAATTTATGTCTGGTATTTTTTGTTTGCAATTCCTTTGGATAATTACCTACAGTAAGCACTTTAAAATATTTAATACATGCTGATTTTTCTATTCTGTTCTGCCTGTATACTTCAGTTAGGCTTTTCATTTCTGGGCTCATGGTCTTGATTTTTTCATTTTCTTAAGCTCATTCCTTGTAATTCTATGATGTTAAAGCATTCAAAGAACCTATCATAGATTCGTTCTCCATATCTGATCTTTATTTCTTTAATGGTTTCTCTGACGTTATCCCCATAATAATTCAGAGTGAGAAATGTTCTAGCGTGATTTACGTACCGCTCACTAAGTATCTTTTTCATCAAATCAACACTTCCGTAGTTTTTAGCCATATCCTCAGATAATAAATCATCAAATGCGTTAGTTCCAAGCTCATATCTCTTCTGGAAAAGTGACAATTGATAATCGCGATCAACCTCTCTATCATGACGGTTAGCAGATTCATATTGTTTCACAACTTCATCAACTGAATTATACTTGAACTGCAGATTATATCTTCTTAACAACTGATCTGTGCCTTCAATATCCTTTACAATCAAGGGATTTACTGATGCATATCTGAAAACTTCATAGAATGTCTTTACAATTGCAGTCTTACCAATTCCAGGTTCTCCAATTATCACCCATCCCTTATTGAGGCTTGGAACACTTTGATCGTTTAGAAGAGGGCTGTTAAAAAATGATTTTCTTTGAAGGAAATAAGCGATCAGAGTATAGGCTAGCTTTTTCGCTTCTCCATCATTAGCCGTATCATCGAATTCTTTGCCGTTTACAAGCGGAAAATTCGCTTTAAATACCTCATAGAGACTTTCTGCTCTCATGGGCTTTAATTCCGGCAGAATGACCTCTTTCTGCTTTGGTATCGAATCGATCATTTTATCAAAATCATTTTCATACCTGATCAATAATTCCTTGTATTTTTCTGCAACCGGGTGTTTTGGATTATTTACCAGAAGATATTCTATGGCTCTTGTCAGAATAGGAGGGGCGTCACCGCTCAACTGACTGTCTAAGTCCGGTCCCGTTTGATTTTGTTTTAAAGCTGTTTGATTGTCCATTATTGAAATCTTTTCTTAAGTGAGGTTCTACGTTTTGAAATTTTAGTTTCCAATTTTTTATTTCGTTTCCAAATCCATCTTTCCAACCTGCATCTACCCAAGTTTGATATTTGGTGATAATCTGAGTTTTTTTTGATTCAAAGTCTTTGTTGTTTTGAGTCATCCAACTTTTAACAAATTCCAAAAATTCATTTTCGCTAGGAATTATTACTTTTAAACTATTTAAATCTTTATTTACATCTTCATTTTCATTTTCATTTCTATATAGTTCAAACACATGTTCAAACATTTGTTCAAGTATTTGTTCATTTTTCAAGTCTACGGAAGTATCTAAATGATCCATTACAAACTCTTTAATTGCTTTCTTTTTAAATTGTTGCGGGAATTTCTTTTGAAAATACCTTGACAAATAAGACTTTTTACCTGCATCAGACCTTTTATCTTTAAAAACCTCTCTTGCTCGCAAAATTTGTTGTGTTCTGGGATTAGATATTGTACCATCTTCATTTTCGTCAAATTTTTGTTTCAACACTTGTTCGAACACTTGTTGAAAGCGTTGGAATTCTGAAAATTTAACATTGCATAAAACTGCAAGTTTCTCAATATCATTTGGCAAACTTCCCTTATCGTAATTATGTAAAATAAGATTCAAGTACCATCCTCTACAATCAGAATCCATAGAAGCTGTACTGTTTAGCCAATCGTTAACATAAAGTAATACTGCCGGATCTTTCATTTAATTAAGTTTTTATGTGCGATTACGTGGCACGGTTGACAAAGTGTTACTCCGTTGCTAATTACGGTTCGTAAGTCTTTGAATAATGCATAAGGTTTAATATGATGGACGTGTAAATTTTCAGTTGAAAAACAATTTGCACACTTGTATTTATCTCGTCTTAGTACCTTCTTTTTCCACCTGACGTAAGGTGCAGATGTTCGAAATTTAGTCTCAGCATCAGAAACACCTCCCAACCAATTCCAATGATTTTCACCTCCCAGATGATTAAATGCTCGAATGAAATTATCTCTACAAACCCAACCATTATCCGAAGGAGAAAATTTTAAATTAAGGGTCGTTTTAAGGGTTGCTTCATCAACCCCATGACAGAAATCCAATAGAATAATGTTGTCATCGGGTATTTTACCGTTTTGATGTTGATAAACAAGTAAGTCCATGTAACAAGCTCTCTCTTTCGGAAGCATCATTCTTGTTCCTTCGTAAAAGTCTTTGCTATAAAATAAGAATGCAGGATCTTTCATTCATTCTTCAGTATTTAGTAATTTTCAAAAGCAATTCACCAGGCCTCAATCACCTGTACCTATTCCATACTTCGACATCACTCCATTGTATGGTTTGTTTCTATAATCTTTTTGCAATTTCTTCAACTACTTTTACAGTAACTGCATTACCTAGCATCTTGTATCGTTGTGTTTTTGGTATTTTTTTTTCAATTCCATCATAATTCCCTAATTCAGTCCAGTTATCCGGAAAGCCTTGAAGGCGCTCCCACTCAATCTCCGTCATACGCCTATATTGACCTTTAGTTTCTACATTTTTACGATGATCTAAATCGAGTGTTACCATTAAACCTTTGTCTGAATACACACGATTTTGCTGATATGGCTGAACACCCCCAGATTCTTTTGATGGGTTAATTTGGATTGTTGTCATATCAGAATGAAGTCCTCCCGAATTGCCTCCTGCTGTCAATGTTCCTGCAATTATAGGTACAGAAATATATGTATCTGTAGCCTTCATATTTCCAGCCCTTAATGTTGTGGCACTATATTTGGTTTGTGACCGTCCTTTTTCTGATTCTTTCTCGAATGAAGGTATGATGTCATCTTCTCCGATAGGAAATACTCCTGAGACACTTCTTCCTGTAAGATGTCCAACAAGGTATATCCGCTCTCTATTTTGGGGCAAAAACCACTTTGTATTAAGCAGTTGCCACTCAAGTCTATAACCCCCAATGTTGGCAAAGGCTTGGAGAATGCCCCAAAAGTCTGCGCCAGAGTTTGAGGAGAAAGCTCCTTTAACATTTTCCCAGATAAACACAGATGGTCTGAGCTCAGTAACCAATCTAATTGCTTCGAGGATAAGAACACTTCTTTGACCGTCCATCCCTTCTCTTTTTCCAGCAAGGCTGAAATCTTGACAAGGCGATCCGAAAGTGATAATGTCAACTCCTGTAAAGTCTCTTCCGGAAATATCGACAACTGAACCGATGAATTTTGCATTTGGAAAATTGTGTTTATAATTAGCGATAGCGTGTTTGTCTATTTCTGAGAAATAATGATTTTTAATTTCAAAACCTGCATCCTCAAAACCTTTTGAGAACCCTCCTATACCAGAGAATAGTTCTAATATGTTTATTTCTTTTTTCATTTTCTTATTGAGGTTTGTTGTCTTCAAATTCAGATAATTGAGGAATTTTATCTTCAACATCTTCATTGAATGTTTTGTTAATGAAATCCAGCTCTTCCTGAAAGACAAATGGAGATCTCAATTTCATGAACCTGTGCCATTTTTCATTTACAAAAGCATATCGATGATAATCCAGGTAGAGAAAAGCATCTTGTCGGCCGTGAAATTGCTCCATTGATTTATAAGAAGTAAATTCTTTCTCTTTCATCTCTCCGTTGCCATCTCTGTAGTCTAATTTGAAAGAAGTGGCGTTATTGATGTTGATTCTCTTTTTGAATTTTTTCATCTTACAGCCTATTTAGTGAAAATTAACCATTTCTTTTTTCGAGACAGCATCAAAACACCCATCTCGAAATTGGATTATTTGAACTTTAAAATTATAATCCGCTTCTATTTCAGAATTAAAATTCTCAAGAATATTATTAAGACCTTTTACAATTGATTTGCATTCTTTGACAGTAAGCCTACCATCGCAATCGGAGTGATTAAATAATGGTTTCAAATCATGTTTCATTTCTTCTAATTTGTGAAGAGTTCCGCCATATCCATCGTAATCATCTATATTTATTCCTATTTGATTACCTAATGATCTTCTAAATCTATTGAAGGAACTATATGGACCATGCCAGCAATTATGTGTAGTATCTAATCCCATAATATTTTATTTTTTAAAGTCTATTTAGTGAGTAACCGTTCTCTTTTAAATGCTTCCATCTTTGGTTATTTATAATTTTATGGATAGTAGTATCACGCACATTCAGCTTTTTTGCAATCTGGCATTTATTGAATTTTGGATTAATTCGGAATAATCTTCTGATTGCTAAAACATTTTTTTCGGATAATTTAGCCTGATATGATCTTTCGCCTTTGCGCATTAAATTAGTATTTACAGCATGATCTCTATTCTCTTGTAGTGTGTTCCACTCTAAATTCGAAACATGATTATTAGCTTTATTACCATCAATGTGATTTACTTCTAACTTACCATATGGATTATCTAAAAAATATTTCGCTACTAACCTATGAGCATATTTCATAACCCGAACATTATTAAACTTTACATAATATTGTTGATAACCTTTACCGTTGTCTTGTGGAAGGATTATTCGAGGCTTGTTTATTCTATATCCACATGGCTGAATCGATGAGTTAATTTTACGAGCAATACTTCTTAATCTTCCAAAGTTTGAAATCTGATAATTATTTTCAAACTCTTGTACGTCTTTCCAAATTTCTTCCATTGCTTTTTATTTTAAGTAGCCTAATTCTTTTGCTTCTCTGGGATTATCATGAATCCAAATGTGACCTTCACGGCTTACCGCCAACCAATATCTTGTATCTAAAAGAAGAGGGATATTGTTAATTCTTGCCCAATCATCAGCGAACCCGATTCTTTTCATTACGTGATGAACATCCGTAGTAGGCTGCTGTGTTACCGGGCAAGTTTTATTTTCAGGTTTTGCCATGTAGACAATTTTCTGAACTGTATACTTTGCGTTTTCAACTGCTCTTTTCTTCGAAACTTTTGAAATTGGTTTTCCGATGTCTTTAATCTTTACTGGCTTCAAACTCGCTCTGTAATTCCAATAATGAGTGCTACATCTTTTAGCGGTAAGTGGTTGCTCTTTTGAATTTGAAGGACAGTCAATACAAATACCTACTTTCTGTTTTATTGTACTGTTAGACATCGTTTTCGGGTGTTTTGAAGTTCTCTACGGAATTGAGCAAGTGTTTTCTCGTTTTGTAAAATCGTATCACAGATGATTTTGTATTTGTGATAGTCATTATTATTCAAATGCTTTTCGGCTGTCTTTTTAAGCTTTGAAATATTGGATTCTATCTCTTGTACTTTTTCATTTAAATTAATCATGCTTTAAAATTTTTATTTGTCAAAATGAGATTGAAAACGATTTAGATCTGGAATCCTGAAAAACTTCCGGTTACCGAATCGCTTTTCATATGGTAAATGCTTTTTAGTTTGACGAACCGCAAAAGTGTGATATGAAACACCTAAATATGCTGCAGCCTGATTACTGTTTAGCATTTCTTCTTTTTCGACTTGATTTTCGGATTTTTTATTTCTCGTAAATTCTCCTTCACCCTTTTTTAGAAACACTACCTTTCGGGGAATCCGTTTCGCTTTATCTAAAACTTCAAGTGCCTTTTCATGCTCTTTTATCTTTGCTGAGCGACTTCCAACTGAGTTGTTATCGCTTGTTATGGTTAGGTCTTTTTTAGCCATGATTATCAAGTTGTTTTAAAAGCTCATCAGCGTACTGAACTGCTTCTTCAATTAAATTCTTAGTGTTATGATGAGATCCTGGAATAGAATTAGCACATAATCCCTGCATTGCTAATCCTGCGAAATATTCTCTTTTACTCAGTCCAGACATTTGATATAATGAATACTCAGACTGATATTCGGTTTTTAATTCGTTGTCTAAGCCACCAAATTGTGCATTTAATGGTGCGATTGGCTTATTTGCATTTTTCATATCTATATTATTTCTATGTGTTTACTTGGGTTCGGTAACTGGATGTAATAATCCAAATCGTATGTAAAATTCTTTTGTGTGCGCAGCATTTCGGATTTCGTGAGCTGTCTGTGTGTCGCTTCTAAATACCAAAGGAAAAAGCGTTGATGATCTTCTTTGTCGTAGACCTTTGGCGGTTCGTTCTGGTTTGGATGGTGGATTACTGACATTTCGCATTGATTATTGAGATTATTTGTTCTTTGTAGTCTTTGCCGTGCTTTGCCTTTTTTAAGAGTTTTTTTATGTACTCTTCATCACGTGGAATCATTACAGAGTGATAATGATGTAGGGGATTGAAAAAACGATCATCGAAGCTTACAAAAAGACATTTGTCAGTATTGGTTAAAAACATATTCAATTGCATCTGACCGTAATATTTTTTTAAAGAATCTTTTGATGATGGCGCTTCGTCTTTACTTACTTTGAAAAAATCTTCTGCTGATTTAATCATTAAGTATTTCAGGTGCGTTTTTGACTTCGGGCACTTCACCTCGCAAATCATATTATTAAGAATAATCACATCTGGTGTACTGCCTAAATTGTATTCATCATTATAGAAGAAAATTCTTTCACCAACTGAGGTATAAATAAAATCATCATCATTAACCGTTTTACCTAACTCAGTTGCTATCCTTTCGGCTACTCTCGGTTCAACTTCATTACCTCTTTCCATTGCTGCATTATAAAACTGTGGTTCTGGTGGTGAAAGCATTTCTGCAACACAATCTGAAACATAGGTCTTTGCACCCACTGATAATACTTCAGCTTTATTTTTAGGCTCTGAAAGAATTTTGTAAATCTCACTTGCTGTAAAGTAACTTGCACGGAAATTCAGCCATTCTTCATCATTTTTAAAACCTTTATAATTGACCATGAGCCTGCATTTTTTCAGTGTTAGATTTAACAGTATCAGCAAGATTTGAATCAAGCGTGAAAGCAACTAAATCGGCTCTATTTAAGTTTGCCCCGAAGATGTTGCCGAACATATCACAAGCATCTTTTATCGCCAGTGTTTTTGCCAAGGGAAAAGCCATTGAGATAGCACCGTTATTTATATTTTGTAAATCGGCTGGACTTGTGCCGGATTTAGTCTGTAATTGACTTGCACCAATACCATCATGAAAATACCATTCACCATTGATAGGACTTTTAAAATGCACTCTAACTGTTACCCAAACACCATTGAATGAAGAACCTTGACTAGTTATTTCAATTTTATATTCTTTGAAGATCTTTCTCAATAAATGTTCAACTTTATCGATAGGCAAATACTCATAAGGTGCTTTCTGCTTTTGACCGTTTACCAGAATATCTTTTTTTATGAATGGGTGTTTAGCAATCCAGTCTTTCGGTGGATTTCTGCTAAGAAGAAAATTTAATTGGTCATTTTTCCAAGCCACTTCTAAATCAGTGGTTAAATCTGCTATTGTTGGTAATTTTTGAATATCTGTTGACATACTTTTAATTTTGAGAGATTAAAACCCAGTACTCAGAACCTAATCTTTTATCTAAAAAACTAAGACCGGCAGGTGAGTGATTGAAAATTGCTGTTTGCAATTGACAAAGCCAGAAAGGTGAAGTTATAAGGCTTGCATTGTGAACGATTTCTTTTCGCTCGCTTTCTGGCTGTGATAGATAATTTTCTATTGTCATTTTGTAAGAATTACATTAATTCGATTTCAGCGAATGCCCATCTTTTGAAAGCTTCAAACTTTGCTTTAATCAAATCAGCTTTTTCATTTTCGTTGTTTGCAGATGGTAATTCAAAAGAAGCAACCCAAACATTTAACTGATCTTTGATAGGTGCTTTTGCTAATGCTTCAGCTTCTTCTTTTAGTCTTTTTTCTTCTGCCAATCTTTCTTTCTCAGCTTTTACTTCTGCATCTTTTTTGGCTTGTAATTCAGCTTCAAGTTTTGCTTTGGCATCTTGTTCAGCTTTCAGTTTTTCAGCTTGTTCAGCACGTTCTTTCGCTAATTTCTTTTCAGATTCAGCCTTTTCTTTTGCTGCCTTTTCTTCTAAAGCTTTTTTATCTGCATCGGCTTTGGCTTTTTCTGCTGCAAGACGTTCGTTTTCAGCTTTGATCTTCACTTGCTCAGCATCAAATTGGATCTTTTTTGAATCAGCGTTTTCTTTCACTGTAGAGAATTCAACATCAGTCATTTCACCGAAATTCACATCTTTGTTTTCAACAAACTGCCAAACTGGTAAAAGAGATTCTTTTCTATTGTTATGAAGATTCTGGATTTCTGCAAGTCTCTGTCTTTCGGCTTCTGCCTTTTTTTCTTCAGCTTGCTGTTGCTCGAATTGAAGTTTTGCACCGTTCAGGACCTTTGTGTATTCATCGTCTGAAAGATCACCGAAATTCAACCCCATTGGTACAAATGCATTGAAAGGCTCTAATTCAGAAATACGCTCGGCATTCAGTTGTGCTTTTCTTTCTTTCTCAAGGTTTTCAAAGTGCTTCTCAATGTTCTCGAGATTGAGTTCGATTCTTTCATTTACCGCAATCTCTTTTCTCTTAATAGCATCAACGAATTGACCGCCTTTTAAGAAAAATTCTTTGGTAGTAGAGTGCCAAACATTGATACCTTTGGTTCTATTATCTTTGAAAAGCAATCTTAATTTTTTAGCTTTTTTCGCTGTCTCTGGATCTTCAATATCCATTTTAATAATCTCAGCATATTGCTCTTCAAGAATTGCTCTTTCTGCTTTAATTTGTGGCAGATTACCAACTAATTCAGATGCTTGATTTTCTGCGATACCATACTCAGATGGATTTACTGTTGTAATTTCTAATGTTGACATATATTGTGTATTTATTATTTTGCTAATTCTCTTGTCATAGCGATAATCGCATCTGTTTTAGCCTTTCGGCTGGCGGCGTTCGATCCCACTCGTTCACCGCCATTTTGCTTTTTGGAAGCGTTTTCTTTGTCACTCAAATACTTGTAGATGTGTGCTAATGGTATTTGATCTAATATTTTTGTGCTTAAACTTTTCATGCTGCTCTTTTTAATCTTAATCTTTCAAACTTTGCAAGTGTGCATACAACTGATGCTCTAAAGTCTTTTGCTGTAAACCATTCAACCCATTTTTGATGTGAGATAAAACGGTTCTTGAATCTGTTTTGAAGTCTCATGATGCAGTAATTAAAAATTCAACAAACTTTTTGTGATTAATTCTGAGAATGATTGTGAAAATCAAACCTATACTCGCTAAAATTGAATTGCTGTAATCAAACTTTTCAATCATGCTGTTTTTCTCAAATTCTGACCAGATAAATAAAATCAGAAAAGCGATAATGATGTTTAATGCTGTTTTCATATTAATTCAGTTTTGGGTTGTTTTGAATTATTTTCTGAGAACTCAACAGCTCTATCTGAGCCGTTAAGTCGATGAATGTTTCTTTTTTCATATCTGTACATCTAATTTTATTTGTTGAAACCAAGCGTTAATAACATCGATATCACTTTTAGAAAGCTCAATCTCGTCACCCTCTTCATCGAATAGAGTAGTAGGGTAGATCTTTTGCGACAAAACCACGTATTCAGCAGGTACATTACACTCATAATCTTTCGGTATTACATAACCGTTAAATTCAACTTCACCAGCGATCATAAAATCACCTATTGAAATTTCAATCTCATTTGTGTCGGGTGTGATTTCTGAAATGAAAACATGACCTGAAAGAATGTTTGATAATGATGTTAATGTTTGCATGATTTCTTGCTGTTTGTCTTACAAATGTATGTAATTAATTACATACAAAACAAGAAAAATAAATGTAATTAATTACAAAGATGCAAGTAATTACATAACAGTCTGATAGTCAATTTGAAAAATTTTTAAAGAATTTATTTAATTTGTAGATTTGAGAAAAATAGAAATATGAAAACATTCAAGAATGATTGGTGTATAATATTCTTGTTGAAGTATAAAAAATTCAAGAACATAAAAAATCGATTTCAACTGTGGTGTCTTTTAAGAAGTAATCCATCTTTCAAAGAAGATGAGGATCTGAAAGTAATATTATTAAATAAAGGATATTTAGTTGACCTTAGTGGATACGAAAGCCAACAAGATCCAGATACCGGACATTGGTTGGCTCGTCCTAGCAATATTCCTGAAATATTGCAAACGTCTAAGTTGGGTGAAAAGGCTGTTTTTAGTTCAGAATTAAAATCCGAGAAATCTGAAGAATTTTATGACAAGACCATCGTCCGATGGGGTGCGCTCATTGGTGGTTCGTACAGTATTTATATGGTCGGTGTAGACTTTTTTCGCTATATCATGGACAATTTCTTCTAATATTAAATCATTTCCATTAGCTGATCTAACTGGTAACTTTCCATACTGAACATAATTACAGATAACAGCAGCAGTTAAAATTATTTCAAAAGGCGGGTTGTAGATGTATTTTTTGTTTTCGAGTAATTGCATTACGATTTTTTCACGTAGTTCAGGTGAGATATTTTCCATTATTTAGATATTTTTATTTTTTATCTGTGATCTGCACTACAGCACCTGATTTAAAAGAGGATTTATATTCTGTCCTCCCACTACAATTTGACCAATACACTCTTCTATGTTCATCAGTGAACTTATACATTTTACATCCGTCCTTTTCAAATAGAAATTCTGGTTGAATTACAAGCGTTTTATTCTCGATTTTCTCGTTTTTTTTATTTTCAACCTTTTTTTCCTTAGAAAAATTTTTTGTACAACTGCTTAGAAAAAAAGGGTTAGGGTAGAAATAATAATTTTTTCATAGTAATAAATTTGATTTTGATTATTGTTTTTTCCATTATTTAGATATTTGCTTATAGGTTTTAGGATTAGAATTAATAATGTCCGCTAAAAGATTATGTAAATAAGCTATTTGCGCAGGCTCGAGTAAGAAAACATTTGGACAAGATCCATTTGTACTGTCTACCCTATCGATAAACAGCATTATGTCTGCCTGATCTGTAACCTGAAAACTCAAAGCGTTCTCTCCAAGCGAATTAAAAATAACTATTCCATTGGTGTCTTTTTCAAATTGTTCTATTTGTTCAATTGTCATTTCACTAAAAAGATTTTGATCTTCCATTGTTTACTGATTTAAAAATTTGTTTACAAAATATACTTGACCTTTGCCTGTTACTTTTGGCGTTGTAGTTTGGTGCAACACTCCATCTTTTCCGCTTCTTACACCTTTTTTAATTTCAAACAGTCCTTGCTCAATGTATTGCTGATTAGGAATATTTTTCTTTCTCCAATTTTCCCTAAATAACCATTATCACGCAGCCAATCAAATAATCTGTTCTGACCGATAGTATATCCATTTTGAGAAAGCACTTTCGCAAGCTCTCCGATAAGACATGATGAAGTAGATCCAATCACAGCATCAGTAACTAAAACTTTGTGTTCATTCTGTTTTGCTTCAATCTGTAGCCTTTGGTTTTCTTCCTCAACTTCGATTACCATCCGGGCAAGATCGATTCTGGAAACACTTTGTACTTTACTGTTTTCTAATTGCTCCCATCTGCGATTTACCTTAATCCTTAGTTCGATTTTATAACCCGTCATAAGATCCATCGTTTGCATTTTTGTTAGTAGCATTTCACGATGCTGCTGATTTCCTGTGGCTGATAGAGTATAAGACCCCTGCCCAATTTTGGGCAACCCCATTTCTTCATAACTTTCATTCAATTTGTCACAATCACGTAGAACGTGTCTGTGATCTTTTCCCGTCATTTGAGCAATTTCTCTACTGCTCATTAATTGATCTCCTTTCCCGGAGTTAAATAATTGTAGTTCCATAACTAAGATTTTACTGTTTGTGATTTTTCTTTGTTTTCCATCGATCTAATGATTCCGCCAACGGAATTTCTCTCGGAAATATCGAATTCATCCCCTAACATTTCATAAAGCTTCATTCTTCCGTATTTCCCTGTTGCTAGTAGCTTTTTAAACTTTTTAAACATCAGTGAATTTCTTTTTACACTCTCAGTCTGAGTTAATTTGTTGTATTTCTTTCTCATTTTCTAATTAATTAGATAAATTATAATATATTTGCAGAATAAAGTTACGAATGTAAATGTTTACTTACATATAGCAAATATAAGTAATTAATTACATATAAGCAAATTAAATATTTGATTAATTATTAACAATGACAGCATCCGAAAAACTTAAATATTTGCTCTCTTATTTTAACACCAATAATAATAGACTAGGTACGCTCATAAATAAAAGACAATCCCTCTATGATATTGATAAAGGAAAAATTAAGTCGTTTTCTATTGATTTAGTAATGGAATTAAAAAAAGTCTATCCAGAATTAAATGAAAATTTTCTACTGTTTGATGATGAAAATATTGTCACTTCAAAAGATATCTCAAACAAAAAGTTTTTATCACATTTACAAGATCCAGAACCTAAAATAAACCCAACCTTAAAAGAAGTTCAATTAAAACTGAAAAAGGTCAAGGAAAATAAACAAAAATCTATCCTGCCAAATGCACAACCAAATATTGAGACAGAAAAATTCAAGGTAGTTAAGTTAATTCCAGAGAAAGTTGCAATGGGTCTTATATCAAATTTCTTCGATAGCGAATATGTTGAGCAGTTGGAAACTGAACTGATAGAAGTGGATGAATATTTTACAGAGGATGCATATAAAGTGGATTCAGTAGGAGAGAGTATGAATGATGGAACCGCAAGATCTCTTTTAGATGGTGACAAGTTTTTAGCAAAAGATATTCCCCGGGCAAAGTGGGGTGACAAGTTAATAAATGGAGGCAAAAACCTTTTCTATATTCTGCACAGCGAAAGAGGTCATATGATTAAGGAAATAATCGCTCATGATATTGCAGATAAAAAACTTACTTTACATTCGTGGAATAAAGACAAGAAACTGTATCCAGATTTTGAAATACATACAAATCACTGCTATATTATAGCATCAATTCAAGAATTATTAAGCCGTAAAATGAAATAATAAAAAAAACAATTTTAACAACAAATTATAATTATTCAAAATGAAAAAAGCATTTATTTATTCAGTATTAGCTATCTCAGTATTCAGTTTTACATCATGTTCTGGAAGTGATGATGAAAATAATGAAAATTACACTATTTCGCCGGGATCTGCTACCTTAAATTATGACAAGTCTCAACAATTTGAAATCAAAAACAATGGATCTACAATTTCAGCATCTGAATTTACATGGTCTGTATCAGATGAAAAAAGAGCATTAGTGACTCCGAGTGGAATGGTAGCAGCAAAAAAAGTTGGAGAGATTCAAGTAACAGCAACAAAGAATGGAAAATCTGTAACATCAAAAGTGACTATTAGTCCTTACCAAACATTTTTCAAAGAACCATCTTTGCTATTTGGAAAAACAAAGGCAGAAATTAAAGCTTCTGAAACCAGAGTATTAGTTAACGAAACGGCAACAGCAATAGGTTATAAAGGCGAAAATGCAAATATCACAAATCTGGCATATTCATTTGATACGGCTGGAAAAATGAAGTCTGTTATCGTAACATTTCCATCAACAAGCGCATCGATTGATAGAGTAAGTACATTCTACAAGGAAAGATATTTAGTCGTGAGTGGTCAGGGAAATTACATTACTCTTAAAAATTTAGACAGTAATATCTTTATGGTTATGGGAGTGCCAAGTTCACAATATGTCGCTGTAAATTACACCAATGAATAAAGAATACGAAGCCTCTAAAGACTGGTAAAACAACCCTAACAAAAATAAATTATGAACATTAAAGAAATTTTACAAGAAGTAAAAATTGTGCCTGCGAAAGAGTATGAAGAAAGCCACACAAATTATCACGATGTTATAAAGTTGATAAACCAGGGTTATTTGCTTAAGTTTGGCGGTAATGAAGAAAACCATAATGTTATAGTTAGAATATCGCCAAAAGGAAATGACTACCTGAAGAAAAATTAA